GCAACGAATTTAATTACGACAGGGAATACGCTTTCAACGAATCTTGCTACGACTGGAACTACGTTACAAACGAACTTAACTACGACTGGAACTACGCTCCAAACGAATATCAATACGCTTGCAACGAATTTAATTACGACAGGGAATACGCTTTCAACGAATCTTGCTACGACTGGAACTACGTTACAAACGAACTTAACTACGACTGGAACTACGCTCCAAACGAATATCAATACGCTTGCAACGAATTTAATTACGACAGGGAATACGCTTTCAACGAATCTTATTTCTACGGGGAATGATTTAAGTAAAAAAATAGATGATCTTAGCGGAGTATCTGTGCTTACTTATGGTGATCAACTTATATTAGGAAATAAAACTTTTAATGGAAATACAACAATTAATAATTTAGTTGTTACTGGAACTCAAACTATAGTAAATACAACTCAATTTAATGTATCTAGCCCTTATATTCTTTTAAATCTTACTGGTGGAGCAAATGATGGTGGAATTTTCTTTGTTACTGGATCTGGATTAACTGGTTTAAATGATCCTGGACCAATTATAGGATTTGATCATAGCAATAAATTTAAATTTGGCATAAGCACAAGAAATAGTGACCTAAGTCCATTAGATGATATAGCATCTGTACAAAATATTATTGCTTATAGTGGGGTAGCAGATAGTAAATTTGCAACAATAACTAATTTAATTGCGACAGGAAATACTCTGCAAACTGAAATTAATAATTTAAATAATTATGTTGTTTTTACAACTGGAAATCAGACTATATCAGATGAAAAAACATTTAATAATAATTTAACTTTCAATTCTGGAATTACATTTTATAGAACGCTTTTAAATACGCAAGATGTTGATATAAACTTACTAACTCAACCATTTACTAATACTAGAATTTCTATAGGACCTGAAACAGGTATTTTAGGTGAATCAATAAATTCATTATATGGGAAAAGAGAAATAAAAATTTGGGAAACTGGTGGACTTTCTACCGCTTTCAGTGATGGTCCATTCGTTAGAATTGGCGCGTCTGGAGTTTTAATATCTGAAAAAATCGAAAGTAAAGTAGGTATTGGAACATTGTTTCCAACAGAAAAAGTTCATATTAGCGGTGGCAATCTAAAAGTAGAAGGAGATGCAATTGCCTCTAATTTAATCTATAATACTGGAAATCAAAATGTCTCTGGAGTTAAAAACTTTTATTCTCGTCCAACCGTAAATAATACTGGAGTGCTTCTTAGTGGAGAAGCCGTCGCAACACCAAGTATTTTTGAATATTCAGTATCTTATCAATCACCAAATAGCGGAATGTACTATTTACCAACAGGATATAGAAATGCAATTATTAGAGTAATAAGCTTTAATCCCACGGGAGATATAAATTTAATATTATCTAGTGGAAATCAAAGAGTTGGAGACCAGATTACAATTGATTTTACTAGAATAAATGATATGCCTCAAGAATTTATAAAAATTTCTGGTTATGAGCTTGATACCACCAACATTCCTGAGTCAATGGTTATAGATCCAGATTTATCAGAAACAGTATATTATAAAAATTCTGTATCATATATTTATACTAATAGATTATATGGAGCAGCAAGAAAAACTTGGGAAAAAATAGATGCAAATTCACCAACTATATCTTATTTAAAGAATAATAATATTTTTGTCTCTACAACAGGAAATCAGACTGTTAGTGGAGTTAAAGATTTCTCTTCTAGACCAACAGTTAATGGGACTGGAGTATTACTTAGTGGAGAGGCCGCTGGATTACCAACTACAATAGTCTATACAACTGGAAATCAGACTATTAGTGGAAATAAAAGTTTTATAAATAATATTGAAGTTCAAGGAACTGGTATTTTCAATGATTTAGATTTAAGTAATATTAGCGAATTTCAACTTTCTGGCGCAAATATAAATTTAATTGATGGTAATGTTTACGTAAGTGGAGGATGGATATATATATCTGGAAATCCAGTATCAACTGGTATAGGAGGAGGATCATTTAATGTGACTGGAGAAAATATTGTATATACATCGGGTATACAATATATATCAGGATTAAAAATATTTGGAAATCAAAATTCTTATAGCGGCAACAATATAGTTTTAGCTGGTGGAACGAATAATATGATATCTGGAAATCGTTCGATTATTGTGGGTGGAAATAGTAACTCAGGCGTAGGAAATGATACATTTATTGGAGGTGGTCAATATAATTCAGTGGATGGAAATTATAGTATAATTGTAGGTGGCACACGTAATTATACTTCTGGTTTAAGCTCAATCATAGTAGGTGGAGAAGTTAATACAGGTATAGGATTAAGATCTTTTATAGGTGGAGGATATAAAAATTATGCATCTGGAGAAGGAGCTTCGATTTTTGGTGGAGAACAAAATATATCTACTGACTATAGATCTACTGTAGTTGGTGGATTTTTAAATCAATCAACAGCGAGTTACGCTTCTGTGTTTGGAGGAAATAGTAATTGTGCTACAGGACAGAGTTCTTTGGTTCTAGGAGGATTATGTAATAGAAGTTTAGACGCATACGCGAGTGTTCTTGGTGGTCAATGTAATACTGCTGCCAAACCATATAGTCTAGTTGCTGGAGGAATTTGTAATTCAGGTTTAGAAACAAGTTCAATTGTTGTTGGTGGTAGAGAAAATATTGCTGCTGGATTTAGAACATTTGTAGGCGGTGGCAATAACAATATAAATTATGGACAAGCTTCTTTTATTGGCGGTGGAAGCAGTAATTATATTAATGGTGTCATACCAGGGCCAATACCTATTCCAGTATGTTGGAGTTTTATTGGTGGCGGACAAAATAATAATATAGGTAGTTTTGGAAGTTTTATAGGTGCAGGAGCATCTAACGCTATAGTTTCTAATGCTTACAATTCGTTTATAGGAGGAGGATCTAATAATACAATAAATGCATCCAGCTCTATTATACTTGGTGGAGATTCTAATACTGCTAGTTCAAGTTGTACAAATATACTTGGTGGACAAAATAATTATATAGTAAATGCTCCTTATGGGATTATTTTAGGTGGATATTCAAACATAGTTGGAACTGGCGCAGGCTTGTCTAATGAATCGGTTATTTTAGGAGGATCATCAAATGCAATATATGGAAGATTAGATATAACTGTTGGTCAACCTGTTGGATACGGAATTAATCAGCTTATTGGTAATGGTTCAAATAATCAATCCATGGGATGTCATAGCGTTATTCTAAATGGAAAAAATAATAGGATGATCGGGCGTCAATCATCTATTATTAATGGTTCTGGAAATGCAATCGGACCAATTTTAACTGGAAGTCTTACTTCTTCGTCTTCTTTTAATTTAATAAATTTTTCTAATAATTCTATTATTAATGGAATTGTTAATCATATACAATCTGGCAATTATAATTCTATTATAAATGGCGAAAATCATACTATAAGCGGAAATTATAATACTGCTATCGGTGGTAAATTAATTAGCATATTAAATAATCATAGTGGCTCTATTGTCATATCTGATGCAGAAGATAGAATACATAGATCATATAGTTCAAATTCATTAACATTAGATTTCTCTAGTGGAGTTTATTTCTCAGATAAAAAAGTGTTTGGAATGACTCCAGAAATAATTAATGTAAATTCTAATTTTAATATATCTGGTAATTATAATAGCAGAATGATTTTAGCCGCGAATTCATCTCAAATAACTGGAACTTTAATAAGTGGAAATCCTACAGGATTCAATGCTTCAATCATACAAATAGGTGCAGGACAAATTCAAATTACTGGCCTAGGAATTGGAGTATCAATTAATAGTTATAACAATCAATATAAAACAGCAGGTCAATTTGCTTCAATTTCACTTCTTCATACTGGAAATAATGGATATATTATGTATGGTAATACGTCTTTATGATAAATTTTCCAAGCGTTAGTTGTGGCGTTCAAAATTCTAATTTTTTTATTCCACAAAATTTAGTTTTACGTGTTGATGGTAGTAATATTAATTGCTACTCTGGTTCTGGATCAACAATTAAAGATTTAACAAATATAAACTTGAATGGAACATTATCTGAAGTTTCTTTTTTAAATAATAAAGGGTTTGAAATGCAGGATGTAGACTCTAGTATTACATTTAATAAAAATTTTAATAGCTCAAATAATGAATGTACATTTTTTATTGTACTAGAATTTCCAAATGTATCATATCCTTTAGATAATGGTTATGATATTCTTGGGTCTACAAGCGGACCACTATTAGCAGGATATGATGTATGGTTTACTAGAAGCAGTGGTTCTCCAAATCAAATTACAATATATTGGGCAATTACTCAACCAGATGGTCTTGGTAATAGCTTGGGATATAATTTTCCTACAATTGAATTACCAAAAAAAATTTGTTTAGGAATGGCTAGAAACGCAGATAATAGTATAAAAATATTGGTTAATGGAGTTACTCAAACTCAAGCTACTATAGTACAAAATGTAGATTTCTCAAATACCATTGTAGCTGGATCTAGAATCCAAACATATCCTGGATTAATAATATATGAATATCTTATATATAATCGTGGTTTATCTGATATAGAAATTTTGCAAAATTATAATAGTTTAAAATTAAAGTATAATTTATAGATAATTTTTAAATATATCAATATAATATAGTAAGTTGAAAACTGTAGTATTCTTTTTGCAGGGTGGAATTGGTAAGCATATTGCTGCGACTGCAGTAGCTGAAAATATTTCCAAAAATTTTCCAGATAGAAAATTAATAGTAGTTTGTCCTTATCCAGAAGTTTTTTTGAATAATCCATTTGTATATAGAATTTACAAATCGAATGGTGTGCAATATTTTTATGAAGATTTTATAAAAGATAAAGATACTATATTCTTAGGTAATGAAGTTTATCAAAGTCATCAATATGTCGCAGAAAATAAGCATTTGATTGAATCATGGTGCAATATGTTTGGTTTAAAATATGGAGGAGAAAACCCAAGGCTATTTTTAAATTACGCAGAAATAATCGATACGGCAAGAAAATATAATAGAAATAAAAAATGTTTAATTATTCAAACGAATGGGGGTGGTAATGAGGGAGTAAATTATAATTGGGCAAGAGACTTACCAGATTTCTTAGTAAAAGATCTAATTGATTCATTAAAAAATGACTATCATATATTTCATATTGCTAGAAGAGATCAGATTAGTTATGAAAATACTGAAAAAATCGATACGCATTTTAGAGAACTTTTCTCTTTGCTTGCCTTAACTGAAAAAAGACTATTAATAGATTCATTCGCTCAACATGCAGCCGCAGCTCTTATGCTTCCTTCAACGGTATGCTGGATTGGCACATCTCCTCAAAAATTAGGGTATAATATACATAAAAATATCATTGCTAATGATCAGGCAAAGATATTTTCTCATAATATAGATGGAATTATAATGGAGAAAGAGTTTGCTGGGCTTCCACATCAATGCAACTTTAACTTATCTCAAGCTTTTAATAAAGAAGAAATCCTAAAGAGTTTATCTTAAATTAATATTTGAAAAGCTATATTATAGTGTAATTTAGTGTATGACTAATTATGTTGCTTCTATAGCTCAAGAGATATTTGAAGAATTAGGCGAGCCTTCAGATTTTAGTATAGCCGCTATTTCAGCTTGGTTAAGAAGAAATATTGGCGGTTTGAATAATATTTTAAATGAGTCCTTTTCAATTAATGATCAAGGATTAGAAATAGCTCCCGCTCTTAATGATACTCAAAAATATATCTTTAAAAAGATGTATAATATATACTATTATGACCTAAAAATTAAAAGTACTGGGAGCTTAGCTATTTCTGATTTTACATCTATAAAAGATGATTACGGTTCCGTACAAAAAATAAATAAAAATGAAGTTTTAAAAAATTATTTATCTATTAGAAAACAAGAGTATGATGAGCTAAAATCTTTAGTAGATCAATATGGAATAAATGAGATACGTCCAATACAAGTGGCTGGCGATGACACTATTCCAGGTTCTTATAGACATTATATTGGAGACCCAGGATATCGTGGATATTATAATCCATAAATTGGTTTATGAGCTTTATAGACTCAGGAGTTGCGGCAAGTTTTTCGGCAGAATTTGAAAGCTTTTTTGATTATTTTGCAAGGCCAATTGTTGTTCATAAGGAGCCTATACAAGTAATAAATCAAGTACAACAAACAAATTTATATGGCTATAATAGTCAATCAAACGATACTAATTATACCTATATTCCTGTTACTGGGGTTTTTATGGCTAGAATATCTTACCAGAAGAATCAAGTCGAAGATCTGTTAGCCGATTTGAGGGTAAACATACCGCAAGGCAAAACTTCTATAATAGTAAAAGAAGCCGCTAAAGATTTTATATCAGAAGGCAAAACTATAAAAATAGAATTTGATGGAAAAACCTACAATTCTATTTCAACTTATGCAGTAAGAAAATATCTTAATAATACATATTATCAATACTTTTTGGAGGAAACAAAGTAATGGCTTCAAGGATAAATAAAGATTTATTAAGAAAAGAAACTTTAGCCGCTCAAACTGAAGCGATAAGAAAAGAAGCTTTTAATTTTGCTAATTCTATTTTAGAAGAGAAAAAGCAAATCTATCTAAATGAGATTGAAAATCATCCTGTTTCCGTAGAATTAAAAAACGGTTCTGAATCAGAAAATATTTCAAGAACATTAAATGGACAAGGAAACTTATTTAGTTTTATAGGTTTTGATCAAGGTAACGATCCTATTGGAGAAGTAGTTGGATACATAAAGACTAATACAGAGCTAAAAGAAATCTCTTCTAAAGATGGTATATTTAAATTTCAAGTTTTAACTCCATCCTTAGATGAATTAAAATCTATTACTCCTATGCCATTTGAAGGCGGAAATAGTTGGTTGAAAGGAATTGAAAGGGGAATATCTGGATTTAGTAATTATTTATTTGGATTAATATTTCCAAGAAGCCGATCTGGAACTGGTATACAAACAGAGAATCGTATTCGCCGTGGTAACTATAAACCTGTAAAATATTTTTCTTTTTTATATAATAAATTCATAGGGAGCTTCAAATAATGAAACCTCAATTAGATAATATAGTAATGAGCAGTATGTTATTTTGGTTTGATAATAAACTATTAACTAAAGGAGAAGCTTTTACTAATTACTCTAGTTATTTTTATCCATTAAATAATTTATATTATGGATATAATACCTATGGTGCACCATTTAAACAGTTAGTTATTGACGAGTCTATAAGCGGCGCGAATATTATTAGTGGGGTATATGTTAGCGGAGTATTTACTATGCCAGGGCAGGGAACTTTAAGTGGAATTAATGCTTCTCAAGGTCAACTATATTTCAGTAGCATCATACAGAATCCATCAACATCTATAAGTGGTAATTATGCGGTAAAAGATTTTAATATATTTTTAACGAGCGAAACCGAGGAGGATTTATTGTTCGAGACTCAATTTCAGATAAATCCAAAGACTTATCAGAATCCTACTGGTCTTCCTACTAACGCTGAAACATATCCAGCGGTATATCTAAAAAACCAAGGAAGCATTAATGAACCATTAGCTTTTGGAGGTTTAGATCAAACTATATATAGAATAAGGGCTATTGTTTTATCAGATGATATATTTAAATTAGATGCTGTAGCTAGTATATTTAGAGATACATCAAGGACATTAATGCCATTAATATATTCTAATGAAATGCCATTTAATTCACTCGGAAGTTGCACTGGAACGTGCTTTAATTATGTTGAAATAACTCAAAATAAGGTTGTAGATAAGGATTATCTTTTCATAGATGAAGTAAATATATCTAAAGTTGACAGCAGGCTTAGCAATACCTATAATAAGTTAAATCCTAATTTATTTACTGCGTTTATTGATTTTGAACTATCTTCTAATAGATATCCAAGATTATCATAAAAAAAGTGGAAAAAATAAAAAATATAGTGTAATAACAGTAAATGGAGAAACAATAATATGGCAAGAAATCGTATAATTTATCAATCTGAAGCTTTATATGCTGGTCCAGCACCAGCCACAGGTTTTCACTTAACTTCTGGAGCTAACACTCCTTGGGTCGGACCAACTGGAAATTCTTTAGTTAAACAACTTCAAAGAATTCAAACAGCCAATTATAGCTTTACAGTAAATCGCACAGACGTTAATCAATTTGGTCAATTAGCAGCTATTGATCGAGTAATATTGACCAATCCAACAGTTTCATTAGATTTTAGCTATCTTTTAGCAAATCTTGCTAATGAATCAGCTTTAGGATTTACATTAAATAAATCTGGCGATACAACAGAAGTTTCTGCAATATCTGGATTCCTAAATGGAACCCAAGACGAAAGAAATTATTTTATCCGTACTGTTCCAGAAGGTAATGATGCTGTAAATTATGATAGTACTACCGCCGCAGATAACGGAGTTATTGGAATCGGAAACGGTTTTATTAGCTCTTATTCTACAGAAGGTTCTGTAGGTAACTTCCCAACAACAACTATTAATGTTGAAGGACTAAATATGAATTTCCAAAAAGGAACAACTGGAAATTATATTCCTGCTATAAATCCTGCCGATGGAACTTCAGTATCAAATTATTATACTCTTCCAACCGCAGCAATGACTTCTTCTACTGGTTTAGCTAGTGGAGTAAGCGCATTGCGCCCAGGAGATATAACTATAACAATTCCTCAAACATCTGGTGGTGGAGTAAATACTACTACAATGAATGTTCAAAGCTATACATTAAGTTTTGATTTGGCTCGTACCCCAATTCAAAAACTTGGTAGTAAATTTGCATTCTCTAGACCAATTGATTTCCCATTAACTGTAACTCTAAGCGTTGATGCTCAAGTAACAGATCTTAATGAAGGAAGCATCAATGATCTAATTTGTAATGACACGAACACATATAATCCATCAATATCCATCAAAAATCCAGCCTGTGGAAATAATAATGTTGTGGCTAAATATACCCTTAAAGGTGCTAAACTTGATAGTCAAGAATATAGTTCAGATATTGGTAGTAATAAAACGGTTACTCTTACGTTTAGCGCACAAATCGGTGGACCTCAAGATACAGTTCGCGGATTATTCATCAGCGGTCAAGCCTAATAATTAAGAATAAATTATAAAGATAACCCCCGTTTCTACGGGGGTTATTTTTTGTGTAAATAGTATTAAGGTAAAGGTTGGTTAAAGGTATATGGAGCATAAAATTAAAGAAATAACTTTATTTCAAATAAAGCGAAAAATCATTAATACATATAAGAATTTCTTTTTTATTCTAGAAGATTTGTCAGATTCTGGATATAATATACCTGATGAAACTTATCAAAAAATACGCAAAAGAATACTTGATAATGCAAATGATGCAATAAGAGAAATAGAAGAACATTTCGAAACAATAGACGTAAATCTAAAATGAAAAAGAAAATAAATTTTTATCAATCTATCCCAATAGAGAAAATTATAGAGAATAATTTATCTCTACAGACTATTCAACGAACTTTAGTTAATGAATTTGGAGTTAAAAATCCAAATTATACAAATCTTACAAGTTTAAATTTTTTAAAATTTTATGATTCATGGAATGAGGAAAAAAGAAATAAATTTATTAAAACTATTGGTGGTGTTGTATACTTTTCTAAAGTAAAAAGATTCTTAGAAAATCTAGAAAGAAATAAATTATGAAAAAACTGTACGAATTCTCTTTAAATAAACAAATAGAAGTTAAAGAAACTAATGTAGAAAAGAATGAAAAGGGCGAAGAAATTCAAATCTCTAAAAATGTAAAAAAAGAAGTAGCAAAATACTTTTTGATAAAAAAACCCACAAGGAGTATGTTTGATGAAGCGGAATTATTCTATGGAGTTCGCTTGTCTGAAGGTATTAAAGCAGGTTTATTAACAAGAGCGCTATTAGCAAAAAGATTTACAAATGATGGTGGTATATTTAGTGAAATAGATAAAGAAGAATATACTCGTTTATATTTAAAACTATTTCAACTCCAAAATGATTTTCAAAGAATCTCAATAAAAGAAGATAAGACTCAAGAAGAAAAAGATGAATATGAATCTTTAATTAAAGAGATTACTCAAGTTAGAGAAAAAATTCAAGATTATGAATTTGCCCAAGCTAGTCTTTTTGATCAAACCGCAGAGAATAGAGCTAGAAATAAAACTATTATGTTCTGGGTATTAAATCTTTCTTACGAAAGACAAGAAGATGGTTCCTTAAAGGCTATTTTTGGGGACGGATCTTTTGAAGAAAAATTAAAAGAATATGATCGTCTTGAAGAAACAAGTGATTCATTTTTTGAAAAATTGTGCCAAAAATTAGTTTTATTAATTAGTTTCTGGTATATGGGTAGAGCTTCTACTCAAGAAGAATTTGAAAAATTATTTAATCTAGAAGAAACGAAGAGTGGAAAGCCAGAATAAAAATTTCTTAAGACTATATTTAGTAGATATTTTAAAAGGGTATTCTAAAGCTTTATTCAATAACCAATCCATATATATTAAACATATGGATTCATTATCATCTGGTGAAATTGACTTAAAAAAACAAGAATTTTATGATAAAGCTATTAGTAAAAAATTACCTTCATTAAAAGATCAGGAAGAATATATTTTAAAAGAGAATCTTTGGTCCGAAGAAAAAAATAAAGAAATAGAAAAAATAAAAGAATATCTTATTGGTCTTAAGAAGACTAAATCTAAATTATTTAGAAATGCAGATTTAGAAGTTATAAATAATCAGATTAAACAGGAAAGCACTAAACTTCTTAAGTTAAATTTAGAAAAAAAAGAATTAATAGGTTTTACTGCCGAAGATTATGCCAATAAAAAAATAAATGAATATTATATGTATATATCAATATATAAAGACGAAGAATTGAAGAAGAATTTCTTCTCTGAGTCTGAATTTGAAGAGCTAGAAAATCTAGATATTACAAATCTTGTAGAATTATATAATAATACGCTATCTAATTTTAATGAGAAAAATTTAAAAAAAATTTCTTTACTAAATAGTCATCTAACTTTATTTAATGCTTCCGATGATAACCCATATCATATGTATGGTAAAAGTATAATAAATCTAACATTTTATCAAATAGAGACGTTCTCTTACGCTAAATTCTTTAAGAATCAATTAAGTTATGCGAAACATAAACCTTCAGATGAATATTTTGAAGATCCAGATAAATTGATTGAATGGCTTGAAAGTAGTAAGAATGCTGAAGAATTACTAGAAAAAAGCAAAAATAAGGGTGATACTGTTGCGACTTCAATAGTAGGTGCATCTAAGGAAGATTTACAGAAAGCAGGTTTAGATCAGAAAACTAAAAATATTAGTTTAGATGAAGAAGCTAAGAAAAGGGGTGGCACATTAAATATGCAAGACCTTTTAAAATTACATGGAATTTAGGACAAAATAACCTTATCGAATAGAAAATTAAGTTATATTTCGTGTAATCTATAATAGGAAAGGTAAAAGGAATGGCTAGAACTACCGCTCAAATATCGGTTGGTGCAGATACAAGGCAATTAGAAAGAGATATTCAAAATGCATTATCTCGCGATTTTAAATTTAAAGGACTTAATGAAAAAGCATTTACTCAGCCATTAGGTCGTATAACAGGAGCTTCTAATGAATTTCAAAAATCATTAGATGCTTCAAATGCTCGTGTTATCGCATTCGGAGCAAGTGCTGGAGCAATTTTTGCAGTAGAAAGGGCTTTTATAGATTTAATTAAAAGTACTATAAATGTAGAGAAATCCCTTACAGATATTAATGTTATATTAAATACTACATCTAAAGGTCTACAGAAATTTGGAGGGGATTTATTCAATATTGCTAAGAGTACTGGTCAATCATTTGATGCAGTAGCTGGGGCGGCTACAGAATTAGCGCGTCAAGGTTTAGGAGTCGAAGAAACATTAAAAAGAACAAGAGATGCACTAATTCTAACTAGATTAAGTGGATTAGATACTGTTAGTTCCGTAGAAGCATTGACGGCTACAATTAACAGTTTTAGTAAAGCTGCGCTAGATTCAACACAGATTATTAATAAATTAGCGAATGTTGATGCAGCTTTTGCTGTTAGTTCTGGCGATTTAGCAAATGCAATACAACGAGTAGGTAGTTCTGCTCAAGATGCAGGGGTAAATTTTGATGAATTATTAGCTATCGTTACAAGCGTTCAACAAACAACTGCTAGAGGTGGTGCAGTTATTGGTAACTCATTAAAAACAATCTTTACAAGAATTCAAAGAACAGATGTACTCGATCAATTAGAAAATTTAGGGTTAAGGGTAAGAGATCTCGATGGCAGTACACGTCCAGCAATTTCTATTTTACAAGAATTAGCCTCAACATTCGATACATTATCTGATTCTCAAAGGTCTCAAGTAGCTGAGAGCGTTGGCGGTGTTTTCCAAATTAATATTTTAAAAGCAGCTTTAGGAGATTTAGGTAAAGAGTATTCTGTATATAATAATGCTTTAAATACTTCAAGAAGCGCAACTGATCAAGCTATAAAAAGAAACGAAGCTCTAAATGAGACGTTATCAGCTTTAGTTAATAGAACTTTAACAAACTTTACTCAACTTGGTGCAAAAATAGGTGCTGGCGCATTTCAACCTGCTTTAGAAAGTACTTTAAAAAATATAAATAATGTATTAGAAATAGTATCAAATCAAGATACAGAGAGCGTTGGTACAAAAATAGGACAAGGAATACTAGGAGGTTTATCTACATTTATATCTGGGCCAGGTCTACTTTTAGTTACAGCAGTAATAGGAAAATTATTCTTAGATTTAACAAAATTCGCAGCAACTTCTGCAAAAACTTTATTAGGAATAGGTAAACAAGCAGAGCAAAGAGCTCAAATTGAAGGCAAAATTTCATCAATCTTAGCTCAAGAGCCACAGCTTTTAGCTGCAATCAATGCAAAGCAAATTACTGTTCTAGATGTTGAAAATAAAATTTTAAATATTTTAAGAGAACAAAATTTATTGCGTCAACAAGCTGCTACATTATCATCTACAATTACAGGAGGATTATTAGGAAAAGGAGTTACTGTAAAAGGTGGGCAAATAACAACTAAGTCTAGTGGTTTTATACCTAATTTTGTAATGGATGAAATCTATGGAGCTCTCGCTGGAGGTTATAAGCCTGGTAAAATTAAAGAAATGAACATACCAGGAATGGGCAGAACAATTTATAATTCAGCAGAAAAAGTAAAAAGATTTCCTGGTTTTTCTCAGCCAGCAATCATGCCTCCTTCGAATAGTCGAGCAGGATCAAACTATAAAAATAATTTTTCTTCTATATATGGTTTTAATCCATATTCTAATCGAGGATTTATTCCTAATTTTGTCTCTACTGCCAGTTTGGTCAATCAAGGTTTCAAAAAAATAAGCAATGAGCAGGCAGAAGTCTTATCTAAAGATATAGAGTTTTCAAAATATATTAGAGGCAGTGCTACTAGTGGATTCTTCTTAGATTCATCTGTTGAAGATAGAGCTCTAAAAGCTTATAAATTAAAAACTGAATCTAGATTGCTTGGTAGAGGGCGAGGAGTATTAAGCGATGGAGATATAGAAAGGACTGGCGCAGTTTTAGTATACCCTTCATTTGGAGGAGGAGGACTTGGTTCAACATCTGCTAGAGCAAATAAATATGTAAGTCGAAATAGTGGTGAATCTCCATCTTTTCTATTTTCAACATTCGGATTTCCTGGTCAAACAGCTGGACTTGGAGAAGAATTATATAACGATATTCAAGGAAAATTAAAACAATCTGTATATAAATTTATAAATGACGCAGCATTAACGCCAAAAGATTTATTTGATGATGCAAGATTTGAGAATTATGTAAATACAAATGTTAATAGATCTACAATTGAATCTGCTCTTGGAGGTGTTTTTGAAGCAGGGTTAAAATCTGCTATTTTTAGCGCTGTTGATGATCCAAATGCTCCGCTAGATTTGTCTCAATCAGAATTAGCTAAACTTAGTCGAACATTTAAAGGAGCAAAAGGTTTAGGGAAATTTACAATTGGAGAAGTAAAAAATGCTTTAAACGATTCAAATGCAGAAAGTATGGCTAATAAAATCGCTTCTTCCAAGGGATATAAATTAAAAAGTGGAGTAAAAACAAAAGCCTCTGTAGGTTATATACCTAATTTTTCTGCTTTAGCTTCCTCTATAGGAAGAGAACTTGAAGCAGGTATTCCAGCGGAATCAATTAGAATTGGTAAAAGTAGACTATTAATGTCTAATAAAAATCCAATGGGACTTGGAGTTTACAACACAAAAGACGAACCAAGGGGTTTATCTCAAGGCATAAGCCGTTTTAGTTCTCTTCAAGATGCTAGACAAGCTGGGGCTTCTAATGGATTTATACCTAATTATGCAATATATACCGCTTCCCAAGCGGAGCAGGGTCCGATTTTAAGTCAAGGATCAAAAGAATTAGAAGTAGCAGTTAGTTCTTTAATTAAAAGTGTTTTAAACGGATCAAAGTCTTTTAGCGAAGCTAAACTCAATATTGATCAACTTTCTAGACAGTTTGATATTGCTGAACCTTCTTTATCAAGATTAAATAATTCTTTAAGACAGGCAGATTTAGTTAATAGAAGATTAGTAACAGAAACTGAAGCTTTAGTATCACAATCTGGAAGAATTTTTACTGGAAGAAGAGCTCTAGAACAATTAGAAAGAAGGGCTGCTCAAGGTGGTGTAGCGGGAGAATTAGCTAGAGGAGGACTTGAACAAGGTAGAGCCGCTAGATCGGCTGCTGCTTCTCGATTGCAAGGAATTGGTATAGGAGCGAGTATCGCAGTTCCAATAACTAGTCAAATTGCGCAGGAATTTTTTCCAGAGAATAAAGCCGTTAAATTTGGAACGACAGTTTTAGGGGATACTGCTGCATTTGCTGGAACTGGAGCTTTATTTGGTCCCTACGGGGCAGCAATAGGAGGATTAATTGGTGTTACAATTGGTTTAACTAAAGCGTTTAAAAATTTAAATGATAATGCAGAATTATTAGCTAGAAACTCTAGAGATTCTGCTAATCGTGTATCTAGATTTTCTGAAGATGTTCAATCATTTTTAATTTCTAGAGAAAAAGCTGCTGGTATTGAAAGTGGAAATATAACTGGAACACCTACAGATTTGGCTAAAATTGAATCTGAAAGAGACTCTGCTTTAGCAAGAATTTATAGCTCTGTAAGTCCAAAAGTTCAGAAAGCTTTAGAAGAAGCTTATATTAATTCAAATGAGCAAGGGTTACAAGCTGCACTTCAAGCTGCCCAAGATGAAATTGCTTCTGCAAACTTTGTTAATCAATTCATTGAGAGAGTAGATAAAGATTTAAAAAATGGAGCAAAAAATTTAGATCTTACAGATTTATTAAGACAATTTACTTCTATACGAACTACTAGTGGTAAATACATTGGAGATTTATTAATAGAACAAAAAAATTTATTTGGGTCATTTGATATTCTAGCAAATGCTTCTGAAAAATATTATAATTTAAATAATCAAGTCGCAGAATCTATTGAAGCTGCATCTGTTGCTGCGGATAGAGCTACAATGAGTATTAATGAATTTACCGATAATGATTTATTTGGTTTTAATACTAGGGGATTATTAAATTTTGGAGATAATCAACCAAGAGGATTTGGAACAACGCCTTATCCTTTTAATCCCAATAATCCTCCAAAAAATATATATGAATTAAATCCAGAAGAAAGACAACAAAGAGTCTATCAAATCGAAAAAGAAAGACTTGCTTACGAAAAAGATTTAGCATCTGCATTTGAAAATTCAACTCTTGAATTAAAATCTTTTGTGTTAAATTTAGGTAAAATTGGAGAACTTGAGCCAGAAAAAGCCAATTCACTAGCAAATGAATTGGATCGTTTACTCAAAGATGAGACTGTACCATTAACAGAGAAAATAAAAATATTACAAAAAGTATTTGGAGATGTTCAGAATGCAAGCGCTTTAGTAACGCAACAATTAAAAGAATTAAAAAAAGCAGAATTAAATTTAACAAATTTCGCTACAAGATTTAATCAGCTATTTTCTCCAGATGAATCTATTAAAAATTTTGCATTAGAAAATATTCAATCTTCTGATTTTAATAATTTATATCAAGAATATATGAGAGGAAGACCAGATCTTCAGCCAGGTCAAATTTTAAAAGATTTATATGCTGGAAATGTTGGCGCAGTTGGCGCAGCGACTTTGGATGAGAAGAAAAGACTTCAAGGTGACAAGGAAAGGGAAGCAGCTTTTAAAGCTTTTGCTAGTACTGTAGCTAAAGGTGGGAGCGTAGATCTTGCATTTGCTAATTTACAAATTAATTTGCAAAATAGTGCTAATTCAGCAGCAATGACTACTAAGAATGCAGTTGATCTAGGAAGTTCTATTGGAGATGCTGCATTAAGAACAGAAGTTTTAAATATATATACGGCAAGAGAATCCGAATTGAAAAAAGAACTTGGAGATAATATTATAAAATTAAATTATGCAACATCTGCGGCAGTTGATAGTCTTAAAGCTATTGCTGGGTTTAAAGAAGGTACTTTATTTGCTGATGAATATAAACAATTACAAAATGCAGCACGCGAGAAGAAGATTAGAAGTGGTCAAGGTAGCGTCACTGATATATTTGGAGCTTTTAGTGATGAAATGACATATGGTACTCAAGATGCATTTAGGGATTTAAATAATATTGCTTCTGATACAGCTCGAACAATGAAATCTCAGTTTAATGAAGCATTCCAATCTATTATAGATGGAACTCAAAATGTTGGAGACGCATTCCAAAGCATGGCCTTAAATGTTAGCAGAAGAATTCAGCAATTAGCTTTAGAGATGACGACTAATGCAATAACTAATTCTTTATTTAGTAGTATCGGTGGAATCCCAAGCTTTTTCAAAAATCCTTTAGGTGGCGCTGGAGGTGGTTATGTAACTAGCAATAGAATACAAAGATTTTCAAATGGAGGAAAAGTATTAGGCGGTTCAGGAACAAAAGACGATGTACCAGCGATGTTGAGTCAAGGCGAGTATGTTATTAAAAAATCTTCAGTCCGAAAATATGGGGAAAATTTCTTACATGCATTAAATCAAGGTGGTGGAATAAAGATGGCTAATGGTGGAGAATTTGATCCAGAAACAGGAATAGATCGTGACTTTTATCCTTCTATGGGTGGCGGTGGAGGAAGGTCTTTTGATTTAAGCGAAAGCAAGACGACTAAGAATATTTCCCAACAATTAGATATTCCTGCTGTAGATGAATCTAAATTAAGCCAACAAGAACAAGTGCTTGCTCAAATGTTGAGAGACTCTACAAAAGAAGGAGATGGAAGAGTAATAGATTTAAATACAAAGAATAAATTAGAAAGCGCCTTAAAAGCAATAGAAGAATATAAAGATATAAATATTACTAGCCAATATTCTGATTTTGTATCCTCTGTTGGAGAATTTAGAGCGAATCTAGCTGGATTTTACAGATATGATAATCCAGGATTTCCAAGCGCTGGAGAATACGTACTTGATCCTTTATTATCAAGCTATGCTATTTTAAATGAAAATGATCCACAAAATAGATCTGCAATAGAAAAAAGAGAAGCTTTAATTAGTTATCTTGCTGAAGGATTATCATTATATGAAAGCAATAAACAGGCGATACTTGATACTATAGAAAGAAATCGCCAAGAAAGAATAAGGGTAGATGAAATTAATAGACAAAATAGAGAGAATTTTCGTAATCAACAACAAAACACTTTATTAGGTGGTCTTTTAGGAGCAGCTGGCTCAATTGGCGCTGGAGCTTTTCAAAAATACGGAGCACCAAAAATTAGAGAAGGTCTCTATAGCTTATTTGGATCTAATCAGGTTAGAAGAGCAACCCCAGCAAATCGAAGTGCGACAGGTGATTTTGATCCTTATAAATATGCTAAATATGTTAAAGATGGAGGATTTATTAAATTCGCAGAAGGTGGGCCTAGTGGTAAGGATGATATTCCAGCAATGTTAATGGGTGGAGAATATGTTATAAGGAAAGACGCAGTTAATACTTACGGTAAAAAATTCTTTGAAAACTTAAATAATGGCAAGATAAGAAAATTTGCTGATGGTGGATATGTAGCAAATGATGGCACTAACATGGACATTAAAGATAATTCACGAGCAACAAATATTGAGCCTTCACTTGTTAATAATATATCTATCTCTGTTAATCTGGGAGATAGTTCGGCAACCGCAACTAATATGGACAATAATAATCAAGAAACTTCTTCCTCAGATTATGCCACAAAAGCGAAAGAGTTATCTAATAAGATAAGAAACGAAGTTATAAAAGTAATAACTGAGCAGCAAAGACCAGGTGGATTATTGAGGAAGTAACTTTAAACTAAAATTAATTAGTTTTGAATCTTGTATAATTCTATTTGCATCTTGTGGATTACTAGTTAAATAATCTTGGGTTAATTTATTGTCATATTCATAATAGAATAAAAAGGTTGCATAAGTATTTTCACTAAATGATTTATAATATTTCTGTAAGAAATATAAATTTTGGCTTATATTTTCTATGTATATTGAATTATAGTTAGGGAATAAAGTGACAAATTCAATATAAATTCTTGTAATAGACTCTGTTTTTTCTATCTTTAAGATCGAAGCATTTCTTATATTTGAATATTTAAAATATGGTAGATCTGAATTTATATCTTTATATATAAATTGATTGTTTTCATTCTTTATAAAAAACCCTAATAAATTATTAGGTATATTTTCAGAATTTTTGTAATCATTAGCCGTAGAATCTTCAATGCTAAGTATCTTGGATAACGAAAATGTAAAATTGTCTGATTCTTTATTAGAGATTGGGAAATAGTTCTTAAAGTTACATCCAAAAACATCAACTTCTTCTGTAGGCCAAGAAATATTAGATAAACTTTCAGAATTAAATAGATATAATGGTGCTTGAAAATAAGAAATAGTCTGATTTATAAGATTTTCTTTATAGACCATTCCTATATTATAAGTTTGATCTTTAAAATATTCTTTTTAAAATCTTGAAACTCTATATCAGACATTTTATCTTTAAAAAAATCTAAAATTTTAGATTGAGATTCATTAAAATAAAATATATCTAATTTTAGAAAATTGCTTTCAATAATTGAATTATCATTAAATGGAGTCGTTAGAATTTTTATTTCTTCGGATGTATTAAGCCATTTATCATGTATATTATTTATATAAATTGTATTTAACTGTTTATTTGTCTTTAAATCATAAGGAATAATATAGAGTCCATTAGATTTTGAATTGAAATATTCTTTTTTATTTATCTTAAATTTTAATGATAAATCATCAGAATTTTTATAGATATTTAAGAAAATTTTATTAAAATCTTCTATTTTAAAAATATCATATTCTATATCTAATTTTTTATAAATATCAAAATTATCATATTTAATTTCAAAAGAAAGTGATTTAAAAAATCCTTTTTTATTATATAATTTTAAAAAGTGATTATAATTATCTTCTAATGTATATATAAAATTCTGAGGCAGTATCTTTTTTACTTCTGTAATCTCATATAATCCGCGAGTATTTCCCGAAGCATATTCATACAAAACTGGTCTATTTCCATCAAAATATTCATTTAAGCTATCTGCATCTATGATAAATTCATTATTGATAGATAATACTTGATTTTTTCTGTCCAGCATAATACCATCTGGATTAATAATAGAAACATTAAAAGATAACATGTTGAAAAAATCTAATTCTTTACTAATATATGCTGGAATATTAGGATATATATTCCATTTAATTTCTATATCTTTTGAGAATATCTTATTCATAATTATATATTATCTGGTAAATTATTACCACCAACAATATTAAATCCAGAAGCTAATACAGTAGCTAATGGAGCTTGAGAACTTAGTGTTATTGTTCCGCTTACAAATGGAGATTTTTCTCCATATGCATTTACTGCTTCTAAACCTATATACCAAGTACCAATGCCTGTTGGCGTGAAAAATGGTGGAGTATTTCCAGAAATGCTAGCTATAGGTAATACTAAAGTTTGGCCTCTTAGATTCGCGGATTGAACATCAAATAAGTCTCCTGCTTGAATTGGGGTATTAAAATTAGATCCTAATCTTCTATATATATTATAAAATGAAACTACGCCAGAATTTGAAGGAGGAGTTATTGAATAAGCTACAGAATTAACTCCAGTTTTATCAATTGTATAAGCTGGCGAACTTCCATTTGGCCCATAATTTCCAGCTGGATCTCTATATAAAATAGAAAGAGAAAGAGATGGCGAATCTGGAGCAGGTATTTTAGTAGGAACAGAAATTAAAGATTCGCCAGTAACAATATCTGTATATTTCTGTGGAGTATACTCAAGCGCTGTTACGGAATATATCGAATCTTCTTTATGCCTTACATCTACTATTCTATAAGGTTTTATATCATTTAGGTAACCCTCTAAGTACCAACCAGGATAAAGTAAATTTTGATCTTTTTGACTATTTATATTATATCTATTATTCAATCCTAAATTACTTCCAGAATAAATTGCCGCATTATAGTCTATGGTCCAGACTGTATTATTTGGAAGAATATAATCTGTGCTATTAAGACCAGAAGGAAATGTTATTCTTAAAAATCCTGTATAATTACCAGTGCCTTGAGAAGCGTAATTTTTTGGGTCTGTTATTGTTAATTTTTGAATTTGCGATCTTCTTATAAAATTAGAATTAATTCCTGAAATTCCGCTAGAACTGGTAGAATTTGGAAATCCAGTTATATATAAATCTCCCAAATAAGTTCCAAAATTTAAATTATATGTTGGTGTTAAAAAATTAATAGAAATTGGATTCACAACTCCAGTAAAAGCAAATAAATTTGAATTATTATACGGTACGTCTAGTATTGCTTCACTACTATTAAACGTTAAAGTCCTACCTGCGAAGACCCTATTCTTTCTATTTTCATCATATAGATCTATGATATCTCCTGGTCTTAGAAAATTTCCATCTAAACCAACATCAAAGTTTACCGTTTCTGTTTCTAGATTTTCACTAGTCAAATACCATTTTCCTAATCTTCTCGCTTGACTTCTTTTTGTGCATCCAAATGCTGTAACTTCTACTTCTCTAATGCCATATTTTAATACGCTATTTCTATCTTCTACATATTCAACTGCAGGTAAATAATTATTATATTCATCATTAAATCTAACAAGGGCAACAGATCTGCGCACTCTTTTTGAGCTATTTGAATATCTAAATTCACCATTAACAACATTACTTGAGTTAAAAGTATAAATTGGATCTTTTGGGCGATCTTGACTAACGAAAATTAAACCAGCATTATAATAAACTAAACCATTAAAAATAGAAGCCATATCATTTAATACTTTATAGGCTTCTTCTCTAGCTGTCATAAGTAAATTACATGTAAATCTAGGCTCTAATCCTCCATATCCATCTGGAACTAATTGATCACAATATTGAGAAATTTCATATAGAGACCATTTATCAACCAAAGCACTATTTATATATTTTCCTAATCCAAATCTATTGCTCGTTACTATATCATAAAAACACCAGGCTGGATTATCTGTCCAGGCTAATTTAAATTGTCCATTCCATGCCCCACTATATGTTTTGCCTATTGGATCATAATTTATTGGGACTTTAACTTTTAAAAGCCGTACTTTATATTTTCTAGTTGGAATTTCAGAGAAATACTTTGAATTAAATACATTATACATCATTGCTGAGTTTGGATATGTAAATCTATTCGCGTATACTTCTGTAATACTATTAACGAAAGTCGCATTTGATCTTGCGCTTTGAGAAAATTCTTCTGTAATTTTCTGTACTTCAATTGCCCAACCAATTTGATCTGGTAAAACTTCAACTAAAAATCCATTATCTGCATAAGGCCTTAGCCAAAAAGTATAATGCATCAAAGCTGGTTGAGTAATTTTTCCTTTTATAAGAAAGCTATCGCTTGCCCATTTTTCTGGATTTGATTGAATATATCTTGTAGTAGCTAAAGATTCTCTTCTATCAGAAAATACTCTATATAATTTAACACCCATTTTTATTTGGTCTCTTAGTGATGTACCAGCGTATTCTCCAGAAACAATATTTGAATATAAAGCATTAACATTATAAATAATTTTAATTGCGTCCGCGTCTGTATTATATACATAATATTTTTTCTGAGGTATTAAACCTGAGACAATACCACTATAGAAAAATGGTCCATATAATCTTTCATTTACTTGAGTAGTATTTGCGGTCAATACTGGAACTTTATTTTTATCAACTTGGTAACCATCGTAATGAAATCTATCTTCGTATAGATAAACATATGGTTGAGAAACGGTATGTATATTTGTTGATCCATAATCAAATTTATAGTTTGTATATCTAAAATTTAAAAGTCCGTCATTTGTAGCTACTGGGGTATCATTCCAATATATTGATCTAGCTTCTGGTGGAATAGTTATACTAGGATCCAATATAGATGAAACTACTCCTGCATTCTGTGAAGTAAATGGGTTAAAAGTATAAGATGTATAACCAATATCTCCAGCAGATTTACCACTTACATTATATGTATATAATCCTGTTACAAGCCCTTCAATTGGTCCTTCGGATATTAAATCTAAAATGTGAACATTTTGAGATGTAGATATTGAGACATCATAGTATCCTGATTCTGATGGACGAACATTATAAAATTCTCTATATCCAACTCTATTTGGAATAGTATATAATGTTCTTAAACTAGGCGCACCCGTATGATAAAGTCTTTGAAAATCTGGATCTGGTGGAACAGTCCAAAATCTTCCAACTTCATCTGTAACTACTCCTACTCCTCTTCGAGTATCCCAATGTATTCTAGTATTTCCTGTTTGGAAAAATATATTATTTGGCCAAATATTTGATGTACCACTTCCATTCCACATTGAGCCAGTTAAATCTATAATTGGTGATCTTGGTCCTACTATACCACTCCATGCATAAGATAAAGTAGTATTAAAAGCATTAGCTCCCCACCAATCATAACCACTAAAAATTAGAGTATGACCTCCACCAAAATGCCTTGCTGCATATGAATCTGGAATATCAGAATTACCCCACATGATTCCCATATTACTGACATAATCTATGCCTTCATACCCCTCACTAAAAAGATTTGGATTTCCAGGCATAAATTAAACGTTATATCCTGCTTTTTGACTAATAAGCATCATTTGCTCATTAAATGGATATTGATAACCTTGATTTGTATCTTGTAGATATCTAACATCCGTCGGATCAGTATATACACTCCTCCTATTTGTAAGATAAAGATTTTCATAAAAGACATTAACAGCATTACTTCCAACCATCAATTGCCCATAACCTACTGGAACTGGACCACCTTCTCCAACAATATTTACTGGGCCATTAAACAGGTAAGATTGTGGACCTCCATTTTGCCCGATTGCTCCTTGAGTTTGAGTTGTGGCCTGTTGAGCTTGATAAGGTATATTTGGTGGAGGTTTAGCTAATAATGAGGTTACGCCAGCGCTTATTAGGCCTACTCCTGCAGTTACTAAGTATGGAGAAAAATCATTGTCTAACCAAACTCCCGCGCCGATACTAGCTGCACCACCCACTATTCCTAAAACTGGAGAAGCCCACCTCTCTGCCCAACTTGGTAATGTTATAGATCCTTCTATATCTGGAATAACATCTATAGATTTTAATTGATTATTAAAAATAAAAAATATCTCGGAAGATTTAATATTTTTTTGATTACTAAGATCAATTGGTTTTTTATTTATAAAGATAGACAAAGAATATTGAGAGCCTTGATTAAACATCCATTTTTTTAATTTTCTAGTATTAGCCTCAATTGCCCGAAATGCTTCCTGTACGCTTTTGACATCTAGATCCCATTCAGGACCTATGTCTTCACCTAATTTTCCATGTAAAGTTACTTTTACCATATTAATTATTAACCCTAAATGCTAAGACTGTCTTTTTTTTCCATCCACTAGAATAATCTTCTATTCTAGAAAAGCGATCTGGTGTATGATGAAGCACTTTATCATCTCCCATATAAATTGAAAAATGACAAGCTTTATTTAGATGGTTTTTCATTAAGAATATATCATTTTTTTTAATATTTTCTAAATCATTTATCTTTTCTAATTTTTTAGATTCAAGAAAAACCTTTTCTACGAGATTCGTTACATCTGCATGCATATATCCATTTTTCTCAAAGAAATCATATAGTGAATCAACATTTATAGAAAGATTAAATTCATTTTTTAAGAAATCTAAAATTAAAGTCATACAATCATATTTTTTATATTCATAAATTCTTCCAATATATTTTTTAGAAAAACTATTTGCTTCATATGTTTTAAATATATCAGTATTTACTACATGTAATAGATAATTAATTCCTATTCCATCGGAACTTAAAATATCTTTTCCAGAAAATTCTGTATACTTTTCATCGCAATGACTATGATATATATATAATATATTATATTGATTTTTTATATTTAGATAATCAGAGATTTTTATTTTAAAGTCTCTAGTTGGTATTTTAGCTATATTATCTGATTTAATGCAATAGAAGTCATTTTCTTTTTCTACTATAAAACCACAACATTCTTTAGGAAATTCTTCTAAAGCATGATTTTTAATAAATTTTTTAATTTTATTAAGTTTCATTGTAATTTTTCTACTCCTGGAAATCCTCCGAATGGAATAAATCCATTTAGATATTCTCCACTAATATCTTTTGGTAATCCATGTGCATAATTACTATTTGGGTCATGAACATCAGGTCTTCTTGGCCAACCATCATTTATTCCAGTCCTATACCAAGGAGGAGTAATTAGTCTTCTAATATTTGTATTTGAATTAAGTCCTCCAGTACCCGTAATTTGATACCTACGTATAAAACCATCTTGATCCCAACCTTCTCTTGTAGTTGGCCATAAGACTGGTCTGAAATAAGGATTCTTTAGCCATCTAAGATTACAACCATATATTGTTTTACTACAATTATCTGAACCCCAATAATTTCTATTTGGTGGATTATTAAAAACATCAGATGTATGACCAGTAATTGAAACAAAGTAGTATTTTATTCCTTCTTTTTCTAAATATACATAATCTCCTTTTTCATACGCAATACCCGTGTTCCATAATCCTTCGTCTCCGACCCTATACTGACCACTAAAATTTAATTCGGAGATTTGCGTGCCAGCAGAAGAATTAGTCGTTATTAATCTCCACCCAGTATGTATTCCTCTAGATGGAAAATCAAGTTGATATGTTCCTGATGCACTACCATTTAATGGCCATGTTAAATCTAAACCACTAACATTTCTAACTGTATTCCATGATCCATTATTCATTGAAAATTGAACTTGATAATTATTATTAATAGTCGTAATTGATGTCAATCTAATTCTTGTAATTTCGGCTCCAGTATTTAGATTTAATTGTACAACTCCAATTGAAGCCTGAGAAGTAATTCCTGCAACTGCTCCGTTTCCATCATTCAAAATTGTTGCTGCAGCTAAATCTGTTCCAGCTCCACCACGAGTATAATTTGTAAAAGTCCATTGACTTAAATTTCCATAATTACCAGTACCAACTCTTTTATAATCTAGTCCGCTAAACCTTGCTGCTTCAGAATTTCCAGTAAATATTGTTCCAATAAATAATTCATCATTATCTGTTGCAACTGGTGGTGCTTCTAATGGTAACGTAATATTAATATCTGGATTAACCACTTGTCCATATATTCCGCTGTGAATATAAGTTTTTCTTTTTTCATATTCATATAAACAACCTTCACCTCTATATTGATAGGGGCATCTTGTTCCTAAAATCATTCTTCCAGGTAGATTTACATTTTCTACATCTAATATAGAAGACAATGTAAATTCTAATTTTGATCTTGTTTCTAAATTTTTTCTATCAATATAATATATATCTCTTGGTAATTCTATTTCTACAATTGAAGGATCGGTATTGTAAGGATTTATATTATTTGAAAAATTACTAGATCTTAGATATTTTAAGAAACTTCTTATTCTAGTAAATTTACAGCCTACAATATCACCTAATGATTCTACTTGCATTCTAATATATTTATAAAATGAATTATTAGATAAATCTGGCGAAAAATTAGAAAAAGAAACCATGGGTGTCGGTAATGTAGTAGAAGAGGTTAGGTCAAATCCTTCTGCGTATATAGGAAATGGATAATAATAATTACCTTGCCAATTTATTGTCCCATAAGGATTAGATGAAATGTTAAATAAATTGTAATCATTATATATTCTTAGAATACCATTTACAATGGGCTGATCTGATTGAGCATAATTTGCCTTGGGATAGATTTCGTTAAGATCTATTTCGTAGAAAGAGATTGGAGTACTTGGTTCTAATTTGGATAGTTCTGCATTTAAAGATTTATATCCACTTACAATTTCATTAAATACTTCTTGTTGAGTTGGCATTATGCAGAGACCTCTTGAAGTTTAACTTTTATTGAATAATTATTATATGAATTATATGTAACTGACCAATTTGGTGATATAAATTTAGTGGAAAAAGTAGATTTCCTAAATATTGTTGGAACATTATATATAAAAGCTTCTTTTGCAGATCTAGCATTTAAAAAATGAAGTAGAGAGACAGATTCAAACTCAGTTCTATTATCAAATTGCGCTTCAAATTCAGATAGATTAGGGTTAATTGTTTGATTAATTCTTTGCTGATATCCATTACCAAATTGAATAACATTTGTATATGGATTAATATTCAATGTACTTGTATAGGATGGTTTCCAGAAGAAATTAGGCATTAGCGTTCCATTAATATTTATATATCCATCCCATTGAGTTTGAAGATTGGCCAGCGAAGTTGGATTATTTCCTGCTCCACTATTATTATTTATAATAGAATAATAATATCTAGAATCTGATCCAGAAACTATATTGTATTTAATATAGTTAACAGCGCTAGACCAGCCAGAAACTGTATCGTATATACTTGCCATGACCTTATACCTTTTAAATAATTACACTTGTTTTAATGGTGTAATTATATTAAATGCCTATCTTTTCTTCTAAACAAAATCAAAATATTTATCTAAATAACCAGTTTGTATCTGGAGTTCAATCTTTTGGTGTATCATATGATACCAATATATTTCCATCTTTAGCTTTAGAGGATACAGGATTCAATTATTTAGTAACCGATCAAAATAAATCTTCATTATCTATTGAATACATTCCTTCTAATATTGATCCCTTACTTTCTTTTACGGGAGAAGCTCCTATAAGTGGTACTTTTGGATATGCAAATAAATATGTAAATTTTACGAGCGGATATTTAACTAGATATAATATAAAGAGTTCTATAGAGAATCCAGTGGTATGTCGAGCAAATATAGATGTCTATGGAGCTTTTGCAGAGAATACTGGTATTAGTGTAAATGCGCCTTTAAATTATAATATAGATCCTTATGATATATGTTATACTGAAATAATATTCAATGAGGCAACATCGAATCGATTAAGCTCTTTTGAGATGACGATATCAACAGATCGTATACCTCAATATGATATTGGAGAGTATTATCCTAATCAAGTATTAGTAAGCTATCCAATAAAAATTAATTTTTCTTTTGATTTAGATATAGATAACTTTATGATGTCTAATATGCGATCTTTTTTGCTAAACGGACAGATACAATCTATGCAGGTAAATTTTAAAAAATATTCTACTCTAGAAAATATTTTATCTTTTACATTTAATAATATTATTAAAAATAATGAGGATTTAAATTTAAATGTTAGTGAAAATGGTAAGGTTTCTATAAACTTTTCAACTTATATTTTAAGTTAAGATTTCTTAATTCTTTCAATAAGTTCAAAAATTTTTGCTTTTGGAATATCGGATAATTCATTTATACCTTCTGCATTTTCGAAATTTTCTTTAATTAATTTCTTTTTTAGCTGCTCGAAGGAAATAGATTTATGTTTCATTACTTTATCAAGTAATGTGTGTGGAGATGTAGGATTGTCTTGATTTGCTGAAGAATCTTCTAGTAGCTTTACATCTCCAAGTTCCTCTTGAGATACAATATTAATCTTAAGAAAATTACGGACACATCTTACAAAAGCCCTATTTTCTGCGATTGCAGCCAAAAAGAAACGAGCAAAAGACTTTGTATTATTACTTGTAGCATCCGCAAGCGCTTCAAATTCTATAGCTCGATTATCTGTTTCGTAATTTGGAATCCATTTAATCTTACATGAAGTAGCGAAATAGTTTTCTGAAGCTGAAATAACTTTATACTCAACGCTTGTATATCCACGTATTTGAGCGAGCTCTTTAATTCCTCCAAGTAAAATTAATAGATCTTTATCTTCTAATTTAGATACGTCCGTCTCTTGTGTCTTTTGACGATTTGGAACTAGGTACTCTGTCTTTACCATTTTTCGCCAATTAATTGTACCATCTTCATTATAGATATAATTTACGTTTGAATTTTCTAAAAGACCATATTTGTTTCTTGAAATAATATTTGGTGGAATTTGAGTTATTGATTCGACTGCATCAATTGAATTAATTTCAATTTTTTGAGAAATGAAATTTGAAAGTTCTGAGCTACCAATAGAAATTGTATTCTCTTCTTTCTTGTTTTTTGGATTCATTTATATATGATATCCGAAATTATTATATTAGTCAATGCTAAAAATATAAAAATTTTCCAATTCTTTATAAAGATCGTCTTTATTATCAAAATCAAAATATTCATGGAGGGATTCTTTATAATGTATATTTGATTTAAAGCTTCCAAAAGATGGGTACATTTTACCCTGACTTAGGAGAAGCTTACTTGATTTAAACTTAAGATTATCTTTATAGAATGATTTTATTGTATCTTTGTTTTTTTCTAAATTCTTAATTATAATGTTAGAGAAATCCATTGTATCAATTTTAAATTTTTCAATCTTTTCTTCTGATATAAAAGATATAATGGAGAATTTTATTCCATTTGCTTTTAAATTCTTTATAAATTTAATATCAAAATTTGATTCACTATCTATGATAAAGAAAATATTTAATATATTCTTCTTAAATTTAATTAGTTGATTTATATTAATAGCTTTATTTGTTAATATATTGCTTTGATATACGCTAAGAATATTAAATAAAAATTGTTCGTCAAAATGATAATCCATTCTTATATTAGCAATATTTATATTAAAAGAAGACAAGTTTGGAACATGATCTGGTATTATCTCAATAGATCTTAAATGACTTGATTCACCATTATAAATTGTTTTATTAGTAATTTTTTCATTTATATTTAATTTTTTTAAAACTGCGTTAACTATAGATTCTGGTTTTATGGTATTTATTGTTTTTGGATTTTCTATAGCTGCGTATGAAGGCTTTTTATCTTTTAGATCTGCAAATAAAATCTCGTAATCATTTGAATCTGACCAATATGGTTTAGATTGATTTGGATACATGTTGCAATATAATCCAACTATTTTTTTATCATAAGCAGAAGCTAAATGAATTGGAAGGCTATCTATTCCTAGATGCAAAAGCGAATTCTTTATTATATAAGCTAAATTATTCAAGTTAGTCTGACCGTTTATTGAATAACAGAAGGGGATAAGATTATCCTCTTTATTTCCAATTTGAACAATTTTAATATTATGCTTATTTAGGATCGGATAAAGATTAGTAGTTACTTCCTCCCAATAATCATATTCTCTGGAATGGAATTTTCCTTTTGGATGTAGGGTTATATACTTTTCAAATGGTAATGGAAAAAATTCTTCATTTATAAATGGCTTGGATATAGATACCCCACAATTTAATGCGTATTGTTCTAATATATGCATATATTTATATTAAAAATTTTTAATTTTAAATTCTATTTTATCTTTGCCATTATGCAAATAATTTAAAATTCTCTGTGTTCCTATGTGAGGTAGGAATGCTATTTCAAAAAAACCTTTATGGTCGCCAGCTCCTTCTAACCACATTAAATTGTCCATTTGAGGAATGTATGGTATAGTTTTATGAATATATTTATTTCCATTTAAAATTGAAAAATATTCTGGTTTTGTAGCAAAGTATATATTATATTCTGGATATATATTTTTTATGGATGGCAATAGGCTAGTGATCATGAAAACATCTCCAGCGCTTTCTGGCATAACAACTAAGATTCTTTTACCATTATCATCTTTATCTAAGATTTCTTCGAATGGGATTTGTTTATTTTTATTTAAATCTTCTGAGGCGACTTTCCTAAAGTAAGTTTCTATTTCATTCCTAGGCATTCCTTTGGAAATTTGATCCATCCAGTATATAAATCCAGAGTCTTTTTCATTTATATTCTTAAGACATAAAACATTATGATATAAGTATAATATCCATTCTTTATTATCTTTTATATCTGGAATTACTACATTAGGATTTCTTTCGATATGACTTTGAGATAAATCAAGATCTACATATTCACAATTATCGATGAAATTTGATATAAATGATCCTACAGATTCTACTGAGAAATTTTTTATAGTCCAATCTCTAGCATTCTTACCCATTTCAATCTTTTCCGTTTTAGACATCTTATATACTTTATTTAAGTTTTTTGCTATAGATTTTGGACAGGTTGAAGCTTTTCTAAATTCTGTTCCATGCTCTCTATATTCTGACCATTCTAATGGAATAGAATACGCGTCTTTTTCACACATTTCTTCGCCACAAGAATAATTTGTAACTAAAGTAATGAGTTCTGTTAATTTAGCTTCTTGAATAGGAATTTCTTGACCACCACTAGTAAATGGATGGCAATAAACATCCATAAGGTTATATACTTCATTAAGTTGTTCTTCTGATACTCCGATGCTAACGTTTGTGGTTGTTTGACTCTTTTCTGCTCCGCAGTATTTACAATTTAGATCCTGTCCAGCAAAATTCTTAATTTCATATTCGCCACAATTTCTACATACGTAAGTTGTTAAAACTTCTTGAATATTTACTCCAAGTTCACTACAAAGCTTTGGAATATTCCAGCCTTCTCCCCAGTGAGTATGCAAAAGTAAAAAAGTATTTTTTATATTTGGATTTTCCTTTTTCCATAAAGCGTATCCCTCTAATAAATTAGGAACGCTTTTCCTTAATTGATTTCTAAATACATACCCAATTATGAATGCATCTTGAGGCAAGTTATATTTATTTCTTAGCTTTTTTCTATCAAAATCTGATAGTTTATAAAAATCTTTAGTTTCTAGACATCCATGAACAGTTTTGACATGACCAAATCCCATATTATTTAGAGCTTTAGTTGCGAAATTACTCCATATCCAATAATTTTTAACTTTAGGAGCGCATGATATCGCAGAATCTAATATAGGCAAAGAATCTAACGTAGTCCAAATAACTGAGTTTATTTTATTAAACCAAGGTTTATCTATTGCAAAATCAACCCCCCAAATATCTTGGATCGCAATGTATATATCTGGCTTTTCTTGTTCAATTATTCTATCTAAAAAGTGCGCGCCATAACTAGCCATTCTAGCTAGATTAGGATCTCTATTTAATAATTCCAATTCTTGTTGTGTGTCTGGTAGTGACCCAAAGGATTTCCATGGAGTTCTTTTTAATTCTGGATGACTCCATGGCATACCACAGCAGTAATGTGTGATATCATATTTATTTAAATTATATAGATATTTTAATAATGCTTTCGCATTTCTACCGAAGCCTGTTTTCGCTAAGGCAAAATCTGTTTGTATTAAAACTTTTTTCTTTTTCACCAAATTTCGCCATCTCCATCTTCTTGATTAGATTCGGTTGGAGGTTTAGCTTCAATCTTTCTATTTTTTAATTTTTTAATATTTTCTATTTCTTGTTGATGAAATATATTATTCAATGCAAATTTTAAAAATTCTCTTATAAGAGTAGCCTCATTAAAATAAAATCCAATTAAATAAGATTGTTTATTTTCGCTATTTTGCTTATCCTCTTTATTTACAGAGTATGAATATCCCACTTGCTTTTCTTCTTTAATATAAGGACAGAATTTTATTCTAGTTGTTTGTTTTTCTGAAGTGTGGTATGCCGAAAATTCGACATTCCTCTCTATTGCGTCTAATATACCAGCGGCTTCTGTTAAAGAAAATTTAATTTTTACGCTTTTATTTGGATTATTTTGATTTTCTGAAAATGAACCTATCTTTTTTACTTCGTTCCATGAAGATTGTTTTATTAAAGATCCCCATATTGAGGCATCCTTTGCATTTACCGTGAAACTGCAAGCAGTTCCAGTATTTTTACTATTTGGTTTATAAAATGAAATCATATAGCTTATATTATATTAAGTATGAATAAATGTCAACTATTTTTATCATTTTTCTTTAAATCATTTAATTTCATATAAATATCTTGATCTTGTATAGCTATTAGATCTGCAAATATACAATCATCTTTCTTTAATCCTTTAACAATAACTATATTACCTTTTTCAAAAGATTTATTATTTAATAATTTATTATTTTCAATATTATCATTAAATATTAATGCTGTAGCTATCCCAGTTTCGTCTGATATTTTTAATCTTAGATATCTTGTTTTCTTCTGATTTTTAGATATTCCAGAATATACATCGTCAATTTGTCCAACAAATACTACTTTAGAGTTAATTGGTTCATCTGCAATATCTGATATATATTTTAAATTTTCTCTTTTTTCAGTAAATATTTCTTTTAGATTTTTATTGTAGGTATATCCAAGAAGTTTCTTCTCATAATACCAATTCGCAAATGTTTCACTTTTACTGTTTTGGTTATAAATTTTTAAATAAGGCTCATATTTTGATTTGATTGTATCTAGCCTTGTATTTTTGATAACAATATTATTTTTTTCATCAGTAAACTTATTTAAATGTTTAATAATCCTAATTAAATCATATTCAAATTTTTCAGCAAATGATATGGCATATTTCTTTTCTTTAGAGGTTAATATATTCCAAAGTTGAGCCTCCAATACGATCTTTGATCTTGATTGGTTAAAACCACTTAATGCTCCCGCTTGAATTAATGCGGAAAGAACTCCTATGTTTAAGCCTGCTTCTTCTGCGGCTTGAAATATCTCAAATTTATTTGAATATTTATTTCTAAAACTGTTTAGTTTCTCTATTGATTTATCAGAAATTCCCTTTATTGATAAAAGACCAAATCTAATGTCTTTATCTTCAATAGAGAAATCCATATCAGACTTTATTATATGTGGGGGTAGTAGTTTGATATTAAATTCATACATTTCTTTTTGGATTTTAGAAATCTCTCCGATTGGATCTGGTTCATTTCTGCTCATTTTAAGTAAAGAAAGGAAAAACTGCTGTGGGTAATTGAATTTGAGATATATTGTAACTGCAGCTAAGGCTGCATAAGCTAATGAATGGGATTTATTAAAAGAATAGTTAGCGGAATCTTCCATAATTTTCCATAAAATTTCACCGACTTCTTTGGGTAATTTATTCTGTTTTATTTTTGTATCAATTTTCTTTTGCCAAGCTTTAATTTCGTCAATCTTTTTTTTACCCACAATTCTTCTTAAGATTTCTGCTTCATCAAGATTAAATCCAATTTTATGCGCCATTTGCATTAATTGCTCTTGGTAAAGTGCGACTCCACCAGTTTGTTTTAAGATATCATCGAAAAATGGATGAATACCTTCATAATCACCAGTGTTTGTATATTTAGCATATTTATCAACGAATTGTAAAGCGCCTGGTCTTGCTAGAGCTAGAACTCCGCTAAGTTCTTCTAGATTCTTAGGCTTTACCTTTTGGCATACTTTAAAGTTTGTATCTGCTTCGATTTGAAATAACCCATGTGGAGATTTTAAATCTTGAAGATTTTGATAAATTGATAAATTATTTAAATCAATATCCTGGACTTTGATTCCAATATTTTTACAGACATCATCAACAACGGAGACGCTTCTTAAACCTAAAATGTCTAGTTTTATATTAAATAAACTAACCCAATTCATGTCAAAACTTGATACTGATTCTTTATCAGATGAAAATTCAGTTGGGCAAGTTTTTTCTAGATCATTGCAAGATAACAAGACTCCAGATGGATGTACCCCTTTATTTTTAATTAAATCTCTTAATTTTAAAGCGATCTTGTATACCTCTATATTTTCATCACACCATTCTTTAAATTTAGATACATCCTGATAAGCGGTTGTAATATCTTTGACTTGACCAAAGATCTTAGGAATTAAAGAAGAAATTGTGGTCATCTCCTCTTCTGTTTTTTCACCAACAATTTTTCCGCATTCTTTAATCAAAAGTTTTCCGCTTAAGGTATTAAGTGTTAAAATCTTACTTGTTTTACCCTTGAATTTAGTTTCTAGATATTCCAATACTTTATGGCGATTATAATAACAAATATCAAGATCTACGTCACACATCAAACTACCATCTAGATATGTTATCCCATCAACAACCTGCTTTTTAGCTCGAATCTTAGATATAAATCTTTCAAAATAAAGATTATATTTAACTGGATCGATTCTTGTTACTCCTATCAAATAGAGAATCAAAGATCCAGCGGCTGAACCTCTACCAAGGCCAACTGGAATATTATTTGTTTTACAGAAATTAATAACATCCCATACAAGCAAAATGTAGTCAATAAAACCAAGTTCTTTTAAGGTTTCAAGTTCATACTTAGCACGATCTACATATTTTTTATATTCTGGTAAATTTTTATCTATTTTTAAATCTTTGAAGCCATTTAAAGCTAAGGCTCTAAGAAAATCATAGTTGGATACATCTTCACTAACATTAAGATGTCTTTTAGCCGAAGACTCAATATCAAATTCTGGAAGTCTTACTCCATGCAAACCTAAATCTAAATCTTCGAATTTAGAAAAAAAATCTTTATCGTCTAAAATATTATTCAAATTTTCCTTCATCATCTAACCTATCTACTTCTTTACTAAATTGATTTAATCCATGAGTTAGTATTTTCATTGAATTTTTATCTTTTAAAGAATAAAAGACATCCGCCTTACCATTCTTTTTACCTTTTTGGATTGTAATTAAAAGATATTCTATATTAGAATCATCTAATTTTTGAACCATATCATAAATATCATCTAATGATGCCATTTTATACCTCTGCCTGCCACTTTAATTTATTCCATACTTTTAAGTTTAAGTCAAGATCATTTATAGCATCATGCAACTTATCATAGTCATGGTCTATACCATTTTCTTTACCTAGTGTTGTTAAAGAGCTTTTAACATTTTTCTTTCTTGTATGATATATCTTATATTGATATTCTATTAAGCTTTCCTTTGAATTATAAGGCATGCCATATTTAATTCCACGAGCTATCGCATTTGTATCAATAAATTTATTTGTTAAATGTCGCCAATTACAACCCATATACTTATAATACTCTTTTATAAGATAAATGTCAAATCCTATAGTATTGTGACCAATTATATAATCTGCATGATCTAGCCAATCTTTAATTGTGGGAAATATTTCTTTTGGGTCATGGCCTTCTTTCTGTACTTTTTTATGATCATACCTCGTAATTCTTGCTGCGTCTTGGCTTATTTTTAATTCGGTTTGCCATTTAAGATAGTAATTCTTTTCATCAATTTTTTTATCTCCCTGCACTTTAATCATAGCGATCTGCCATGGAAGATTATGGCAGAAATTTAAGCAAAGATTAAAAGTCTCGCAGTCCACGAAGACTAAGTTCTTTTTATTATTGTACCTTAGTAAGTGATCATCCATGATGGGACCTCGACTAAAAATTTTTCTTGATAAGAGTCCATTTTATTTTTTGTATATAAATCTTCTGGTGGTGCTACATCTCTAATTTTATAATGCCATTCTAGATGTCTTAGTTTATTTTGGTAATACCACATGCCATTATCTTTTGTTAAATTATATAAATAGAAATTCATAAGATCTCTAGAGAAAGCTACTATTATAGATGGAGCTTTGCAGAAGCCTGTTATCATTATGCTGTACTTACCTTGGCCATCTTTTCTATATCTAGCCATAATGCTAGCAAAATAATTATTATGTGGTCTTGAGGTATGATCACTTATCATAGTAAGCTCTAATCCAGCTACAACTTCGGCTTGTTTATTTCTTTGCTCTTTTATACACATTAAATCTACATCAGTCGAGTATAGCCCATTTTCTTTATATATCATTCTTCTATAGCCCGCAGATCTATCTTCGTCATCTAATCGCTGCTTATCTTTTTGGCCATAATCATTCACTTTTTGTGCATATTTATTTACAATTTTTTGTGGATCTTGAAGTTTCATTTATCCATCTCCTTCCAACTCTCAAAAGAAAATTCGTTGCTACTCATATGCTCAAGCTCTGGTTTATTTAAAATAGTTCTGTTATTGATACATCTAAATGTAAGATATGTCTTAAAATCATTTCTCTTATTATAATAGATACTTTTTGCTTTGTAAAGTTCGTAATTGTTTTCTTTTATATATTTATTGATCTTATCTTTTATAATAAAATCAAAAGGTAAATCATTATCCTCTAGAAGAAATATTGGTTTTGCGAAATCAAATTGTGGTATACATATAAAATTCTTTAATGTGTTATTAAATATAAATGAATCATAAAATGGTATACAAAGTATTAAATTATTAGACCAATTATTTTTTAAAGTTTGATAATCTAGCCTTGGCTCATAATAGAATCCTGCTTTTGCGGCGATACTAAATAGTTTAATTAATGATTCATATCCTTGTTTATTTTTTATAAAAATAACAATCTTGGATGTTTTGGCTCTAGACTCTTCGGTTTTATCTTCTATAGATTCTGTTATAGAGATTCTCAATCCATAATTGAGACTAATATTGTTATTTTTTGTATTTGTATATGCCTCTAAAAATGATGACATGTTATCTTCCACAATATGTACTTGTTTCAGATTATTTTCTTTAGCTATTTGAATTATAGAGTCTGGATAGTCATCCCTCTCTTCTTTGTCTTCAAGGGTAAGTATAGACCTGCCTAATGAATAATGAGACTTAAATAAGGGTATCATTTTATGTATTATAACTTAGATTTTATTGACAATCAATCTAAAAATTCGTCTTCTTTTTTATCTAAAAATTTATCTTTATTAAAGGTATTAAATTTTGGACATCCCTCATATTTTCTTTTTTCTATCTGGAATCCTTTTATATCTTTAAATTTACCATCCAGACTAGATTCTAGGATTTCGCCTTTTTCGTTTAATTTAACGTAATATTCATAAGGATCTCTATAAGGACATCTCCAATTGCCAACTCCACACATCCATTTGCTTTTGTCATTATCTATAGCAAAATTAGCTTTAGCTGCATTATAATCAAATTTATTAATATAATCATTTATATGCTCTAGGTAATGCTCAAAACCATTTATTTGATCTTCTGTAAATTGAAGTTCTTGTATGGGCTGCTTTGGAAATCTAAGAAATAAAAATCTTACAATAGGTTTAAGTTTTGGCCACAATTTTTTACTAGCAAGACTATACATCATTGCTTGGATATTTGCCTCAAGATCATCTCCTCTAAATTTAGCCTTTGAGCTTTTGTAGTCAATTATAACCATTTTATTCTTTGATTTAATGGGCTTGTCAATGAATCCCTTAATATGATATTTAGGCGTATCATTTTTGATTTCAAAGGCGTATTCTGGAGAAACAATCTCGCCATCTTTCTCGCCAAAAAAGTCATGTTTTAGACCAACCATAATCATTTGATCTAAAATATCAAAATTTGACTCATCTAGCCCAACTTTAGCTTTTAATCTCTTGACTAATCTTGTAATTGCTTTACTTCCTTTAATAGAATTCTTTTTTATTATTTTATTAAAATGATTTTTATGCTTTGGATTTAAAAGTAGTTCAAAAACTGTATGACAGATTGTGCCTCTAAGAGCGCCATCATTTTGAGTCTGAGGGACTTTGGTGTGATAGTTATTCCAATAGACCCAAGAACAAGTCTCAAGAGTTTTTATTCTGGAAGCGGATAATACTTTTAAAGATTTGCTTTCCATTGTAAAATCTCTTCTTCCGTCATTTCGCCAAAATCTTTTTTCGTTGGCAGTGCTATTTTTAATTGTTTATCATCAAAATATCTTTTAAGTCTTGAATATATTTTTTCTGCACCAATATTTCCAGCCATATTCTTTTCTATATCATTATTTAAACTTATAAAGATTTTACGAATATCCATCTTTAAACAATAATTTAAAATTGATAGACTTAGATTTGTCCCAAATGTAACTAAAACATTTTTTATTTCAGCTTGGTAAAGACTTAGCATATCCCCAATACTTTCAACTAAGATCACTTCTTTTTGTTCTTCAATTGATTTATTATTTAAGAACAATGGATAAACAAAATCATTCTTTTCTCCTAAATGTTTCCATTTAATTTTAGATAGATTTGTGATATCTCTTCCAGAGAATCCTATTATATCGCCTTTTGCATCAAATATTGGAAATACATATCTATTTTTCATTTTGCCAGCTTTTCCGACTCCACCTTTGAATTGTAGTAAGATATCGTCCGTGATACCTCTTTTATTCCAGTATGAATTATTATTCTCAAGATTCTCTAATAAATTAATATCAAATTTTTGAGTTGACTTTAAAATCGGTTTTACATATTCAATATTGTAATTAACATGAAAGTTTTTATTCTTTAACCATTCTTGAGCTTTCTCTGGATCATCAATTTTTAAAGTGAGTCTTATTAATGAATTTATGTCTCCACTAATGTTCTGCTTAAAATCAAACCACTTACCAGTATCTTTATAGATTCTTAATACTGTATCATTATCGCTATCTCTATATAGAGGTTTTGTTCTAAACTCTTTACCATAGTCTTTAAGCTTATAGCCTAATTCTGTAAGAATTTCGTAAACGCTTATCTGTTCCATTCCAAAGCCTCACTTATAATTGGAAATTCTTTTACAAAAATTTTTCTACATCTTTCTGCAATTTCTCGATGTTCTTTCTGAGTATTCTGTTCAGTTCTCAACTCTATATAATGTATCCAACTTCTTAAAGAACCTTTCATATACATTGTAGTTTGAGTAGTTAGCGGTAGAATCATTCTTGCCACTTCTTTTGCTACTCCATTTTCTATCATTGTATCATAACAATGCTGGGCTAATGATATAGATTCTGCTACGAGATGCGATATATCATCATAAGCATCCGTATTTGTTGGTAAAAGTTTCTCTCCCACTTGCCTGTTTTTGTCGCCTTGTAATCTTAGTTCTACATCTTCATATTCGTTAGCTAAACTATATCTTTGACTAAATTCTTGAAATGAAAATGATCTATGACGTAGAATTTGCGCTGCGATTGCTCTACTGGTTTTTATCTCAACACACATATCTACTAATTCAAATGGACTCCAATGTTTATTTTTAATTAAAAATTTTAATAGTTTTGGAGCAGTCTCTGTATTTAATTGATTAGAAGGATTGCTGACTCTAGCGCAGTACGCTACAAGATCTTCAGCTTTCTGTAAGTTTTTTATTTCTGGTTTTGTAATTGAAACTAATTCGACATTCATAGTAATTCTCCATCATTTGCATTTTGATCGGTGAGTTCGTATTGCTCTCTTTGTCTTTCTGCGACATCTCTCAAAGATCCTCTTTCTTCAATATTAAAATTTGTAACCTGATAATTAAGATAATTTTGGGCCCATATTTCTTTGCCTGTTGAATCTAGTCTTCTAACTAGATCTTGATGTCCAGCTGCATCTTTCCCTTGGAATCTTGTTTTTGTTGGAATTAATTTATGTGTCCCAAACGCTTGTCCATCAAGTGTCACTTCATCAAGAGTTTTTCTTCTGAAAATTGCTACAAATGAAGCAAACCATTGAAGTCTATCTGATAAAGAAATAACTGAACTATCATCTACAACGTTATTTGAATTTCTATTAAAGTTCTCTCCAGTTCTATTTAATTGCATAGCAGTAATGATTGGGCAATGTATTTCTTCAGATATTCTTTTTAGTTTATCAATTTTTTCTCCAATAGCTTGATGCTCTGCCCAATTTTGACCAACCTTCTCACCAGTTAATTTGATATAATCATACGCGATCATCGCTTGATTGCCTCTTCCAACTTTTGAAAGATACCATCTTCTAATAAGAGAGCAGACTTGATCTATATTTTTATTACCTACATGATAATGAAAATATTCATATGTTTTAACTTTTGCCCAAGCAGCTCGGACTTTTTTAGTCATTTCTTCATTTTTACGCCAATTTCCTGTTTCAAGATACCATACAGGTACATCAGTTAATGATGCGACCATTCTTAATTGAATATCTACAGTTTGCATTTCTGTATCAAGAATAAGCGTCTTAGTTTTATTTTTAGGATTAATAGAAGTTTTAAAACAAATATCGTTTAACCATGTAGATTTTCCTTGACCAGGTCTACTTGCGATAGCGTAAATATTCGCATTCTTTAGACCACCGTACATTCTATTAAATTCAGAATATGGAGTAATTAATCCAGTATCTTCTTTTGGAGAATTACCAATTTCTTCAATAAGATCTTCGACTTCCGCAAAGATATTAACTGGCATATCATTTTCTGAATATGCTGAAATTTTTTTATTATATATTTGATCTATCTTACCTATAATATCATCTATAGAATCTTCTGAATTCTTATTTATATATTCTTTTAGTTTGTCGGCAGTTTGAGATATCTCCCTTCGAATTCTTAATTTAATTAATTCCTTACAAGCATTCATTGTTGCTTCTTCTGTAATCTGAGAAAAGCTTAGATTATCAATATAATCGAAAATATTAATCTCATCCTTAAATGTTATTCCAAGATTTTTAATCTTTTCAGCTAGAAGTACTTTATCTACTTTTTCACCTTTATGTTTTATATTTTTAAATACAGTATATATTGATGAGTGAACATCATTATAAAAATCATTTTCAGTTAAAAATACATCAATATCTGCAAATAAATCTTGATGTTTTAATAAACCACTTAATACATGTCTTTCTACTTGTAAAGAATAAATCATCCTTTATATATGATACCAAACTAGAAATTAAAAGTCAAGTTTTAATCTTTATCTTCTGGCTCATCAAAATCATCTTCTTGATTTGTGCGAGCTATTTGATCTGTCGTTGCTTCCAAATTTAATTGATCTACACTTTGACTCCAAGTATTAACATAATATAAGAGTGCCATAGCATTTATCTGATTATCGAATTTAGTAAAGACTTGAGGCTCCCCTTTGCTTGAAAAATTAAACATAATATATCCACCAAAACTACATTCATCAATCTGCTTTAGTAGCGAATCGGGAATTTTAAAAGTTTTTTTCTTGTTTGTCACCTAAAACTTTTACACTTAAATGATTAAAATTCCAAATTTTTCTTCTATATATTGTGGTGATAAACTTTTTAAATCACTTTCATATAGTTCTAAGAATTTAAATCCATTCATTTCTAACCATTTTTCTTTTTTAACGTCCCTTTTTATACTCTCAAGGTATTTAAGACGAGAATTATCATGAAAAAATTGATTAAATGATTCGTGTTGATTACCTTGCACCTCTATTGCTATTCGTTTTGTTGCATTTAATATGTCTACTTTAAGCATAGTGCCATAAACAGGAAACTCTTCGTAGACTATATGATTTTTCCAATATGGATAAAAAAATTGTTTAAATTTAAATTGTAATTTACTGCGGCTTTTACCCTGCCAGTCTACCAGATTATTTCTTACATTTTTATTAACGAGTTTCCCGTTAATATTTAACAATCTCATGACGCTAATGTTTGAATAAACTTATTATAAAAATAATCAACTATTAATTTATTTTCTTCAAGATAAAGTCGAAGATTATCTACGCCTTGATGTTGTTTTTTAAGTTCAATATTTGATTTTTTGAGTTCTTCTATAATTTCATCAGAGAAAGTAACCCATGCCCCTTTAGCTGTTGCAAATTCCCAAGCAAGAATTTGATCAATTACTTCGTATTCTTTCCATACAGAAGAACCTTCTTTTCTTCCGTATTTGATTGGATATTGAATCTTGGAGTTTGTTGATTCATTTGTAGATTTTTTAATTGCAATTTTTACATTATGTCCAATAATTTTATTTTTCACTGGATCATATTTTTCATTTGGTTTCTCAAGAATAAGATCTTTATTGTAACGAGGTTCGAATTCAAGAATCCAATTTGCAAAATGTAATAATGCATTTCCGCCAGTCGCTGTAGTTTGTCTTACTTCTTTATTTGCTGCGTAAGGATCAAGTTTAATATCAGAACGAACTTGACTGATAAAAATTGCCATATGACCGCGCTTTGATAGTGCTAATGAAATTTTCTTCATAAGCATAGAAGATATAACTGCTCCTCCTGCAACTTTAGTTGCTTCACTTAAAGTTTTATCTTTATCACCTTTTGTAATAAGGCCATCAACAGAATCAAGTATGAACATATATCTTTTGTTTTCGTCATTTGATTGAACTAAGTCTTTCATTAATTCAGATACTGTTTCAAAAATATTACATTCAAATACGAAACATGTTCCATCTACCCATTCTTTAGGATCTGTAACGAATTTAATTCCTGATCTTTCCTTGATCTCTTTACTTAGGCGACCTTCTGCTTTAAAAAGTAAAGCTCTTGAATTCTCTACTGTTTTGAGAAAATTTTTAGCAACTTCTAGCGCCTCTGAAGTTTTACCACCTTCATTCATGCCTATAAATCTATGAAGACCAGGAGATAGACCACCGCTTGTAGCTATATCCAGATTAAGACTACCAGTAGATACTTTATAATAAATTTCTTCTTCAAAGTTATAATGATCTTCTTTATTATCCTTTAAAAATGATAATAATCTATCCGATGCTGATGGACCGATAGATTGAACTACTTCTTCTTTAGGTTTTCTTCCCATATCTTATAAATTCTAACAGAGTTTTAGGCTTTTGGCAAATCTTTTTATCTTCATTTATTTTATATTTTTCTATTTTTATTTCTTTTTGATTTAAATTTAATTTAAATTTTTCATATTCAGCTAATAAAAAAGCTTTACCTTCTGGTTTAAGAAACCAAGCTAGAGATGGAGGTGGGCTTTTAAGTTCTTGAAGATTGTCCCAAAATTCGAACTCTTTAAATCTTTTAATTAATCTTTGAGCTATTTTAATTTCTCTTGGCCAATTTATATTTACTTTTATATATTTTTTAACTATGAATTGACAAAGTTTATGATTTATATTTTTCAATATCACATTCTACCATCTTTTCAACAAGATTGTCAAATGAAATTTTAGGTTTCCAATTAAGCTCTTTTCTTGCTTTATTCGAATTTCCCAACAATAATTCTACTTCGGCTGGTCTATAGAATTTAGGATTAACTTGCACTAGGATTTTATTATCATTTGATATATACATAGTATGCTCATTTTCACCTATCCAACTTCCTTTAATACCAGCCACACTAAAAGCTTTTTCTACAAATTCCTTAATAGTATGAGTTTCATTAGATGAAAATACATATTCCTCTGGTATTCCATTATATTCTGTATTGTATTCATCTTGATTTAACATTCTCCAAACTCCTTCTATGAAATCTTCTGCATCACTCCAATCTCTTTTTGCTTCCATATTTCCAAGCTCCATAGGCTTAAATTCTTGATTATTTTTTAAAGCATTATGTATTCTTGCTATATTCTTGGTAATTTTTCTCGTAACAAATTCTTCACCTCTTCTTGTCCCTTCGTGATTAAATAACCAGCCTTGAATTGCGTAAAGATTGTAAGAGTCTCTATATACTTTAATTAATTGCCTAGAGGCCGCTTTGCTTGCTCCATATGGACTCCTTGGCCTTAGTGGGTGCTTCTCATCTTGTGGGCTATACAATACATTACCAAATTCTTCGCTAGATCCTGCTTGATATAATCTACAAGATGGTTTATAAAGTCTAATCGCTTCAAGTATATCTAAAACACTGGTAGAATTTGTCGCCCATGTTTGTTTTGCAAAGTCCCAACTACTAGCCACAAAACTTTGAGCTGCAAAATTAATAAAATAATCTGGCTGCAGTTTTTCTACTGTACGCGCTATAGCATGAGAATCTGTTAAATCAAAATTAATTAAATGGAATCTATCAGATTGAATATGCTTAATATTCTCATGATTATATACGCTTAATCTTCTTACTCCTCCAAAAATTAGTAAATCGGTATTCTTTAAAAGAAAGTCGGCCATATGACTACCATCTTGACCTGTGACTCCAGTTATAACTACAGTTTTTCTTCCTTTTATAAGTCTACTCGCATCTTCAATATTTAAGATATTGGCTGTGTCTATTTTTTTACCATGATATGTTTCCATAAGATTTATATTCATTATATGATTTTGCTTTTTTGTAATGCTGATCCGATGATTTGGTGCATATCATAATATCTATATTCAGCTAATCTACCTCCGAATAATATATTATTCTCCTTTTCGCTCATTTGTCTATATTTTTTATATAAATCATTATTTACATCATTATTTATCGGATAGTATGGCGTATTTAATTCTTTAATATAATTTGCTGGATATTCTTTAGTGATATAGGTCAGGTCTTGTTGTCCGAACTCAAAATGTTTATGTTCTATTATTCTTGTGTATGGGATATTTTCGTCTGTATAGTTAACGCATGAATTACCTTGATAGTCTTTTATATCTAATCTAATTTCCTCAAATTTTAAAGATCTATACTCTAATTCTCCATATTTATAATTATAAAATTCATCTATCTTACCAGTAAAAATAATTTTTTTAGCTTTTTGATCCCAGTAATCTCTCCTATCAAAATAATTTTCATTTAATATTACTTCTATTCCTTCTGTCATATTTTCTATAATTTTTGTATATCCTCCAATTGGAATACCTTGATATTTATCAAAAAAGTAATTATCATCAAAATTCAATCTAATCGGTAATCTTTTTATAATAAAGGAAGGAAGATCTTTGGGTTCTTTATTCCATTGCTTTTTTGTGTATCCATAAATAAAGGTATAATAAATCTCTTCTCCGACTTGCGATAGTATCCATTCTTCGAGATTCTTTGGCTCTTGAATCTTTACTTTTACAGACTCTAATTTTATTTTGGCTTCTTCTGGATTTTTTACTCCCCAGAGTTGATATAAGGTAAATAAGTTAATTGGAAATGAATAAATTTTATCTTTGTAGTTTACTTTAGGCCTGTTGACAAAGTGGTTAAATTTTGTAAATTTATTTATATAATTCCATATTTCATCATTATTCGTATGAAATATATGTGCGCCATAAGTATGAATATTAATACCATCTTTATTCTCTGTGTAAACATTTCCACCAATATGGTTTCTGGAATCAATGATTAAGGATCTCTTGCCCTTTTCTTTTGCTTGCTGGGCGAATGTTACTCCAAATAGACCACATCCAACTATTAGAAAATCATACTTCATTGTCTGGAATATTGAATATTAAGGTCCAAGTCCTCTCTAAGTAAGAGCCTAGTTCTCCTGATATATAAAATTGTTCTTCGTCTAGTAGAATTTTTTTATAAAAATCTATGCTTCTTGATAAAATTTTTTCTTTCGATATAGCGAATATTCCATTCGCATACCATTTATACTGATCAAATGATTTTCCAAAAATATATTCGTGAAATTTACCTATAGTCGCAAATCTAGATAACGGTATATTTGGATCTCTAAGCGTTGGGTGATGATCTCTATAATTTCCATCTTTGTATCCACCAAACATAACATTTGGATAGTAATCTTTATTTAAAGAATAGCCATATATTTCTGCTTGTTTTTTCATTTCAAAAAAATATTCTTCATTATAATGTCTATTATGAAAATAATGAACATCTGGATTTCCTTGGGTAAATATTGTTATATTATTTAAGTTATTAAAATTTTCTACAATATGATGCAAATATGTTTGAGATTCTCTTCCTATATTAGGTAAAGATATTTCATCCTTTCTGTTTAGATGTTGTCCTTTATTATAAATAAAAATCCTAGAATATTCAGATTTAATCCAATCTACATCTTCATTGTATCTAGCAATGACAAGATCTGTATTTTCAAATTTCATATTATTTTTTCCAAAAACTATACATATTTTTTTCTATTTCATATTTCATATATTCAACTTTTTTTTCTGGAAAAATGAGATAATGACTATACATATCCTTTATCAGAGATTCTAAATTGGTATGATCATCGAAATTTAAATCTTTTTTGGCTTTTTCATGGTCGCAATATGCATGGATTACTTCTTTCCTTTTCTCAAGAAAAACTAACTTAGATTTATTGAACCCAAACTCTGTTCCCACTTTTAATACTAACTCCGCTGCGTCTTTAATTGTAATTGGATTATCTGATCCAATATTGTAAAAATTATTATCAAAAGAATAAAGTAATTTTTCAATTGGTTCGCATAAATATTTACAATCAGAAAAAGCTCTTGTTTGTAAACCATCTCCATATATAGTTATATCTTCGCCAAGTGAACATTGTCTAATCCATATAGCTATTGCATTCCTATACCTATCCCAATAATTTTGATATTTAGAAACTACATTATGCGGGAGTATTGTCGAATACCTTAATCCAAAATGCTCATGCGCCTCTTTCAAGTCCATCTCTACGGCTAATTTAGCTATTCCATAACAATCTTTCGGATCTCTTTGATCTGATTCCTTGAATGGCGGTTTACCTTCTCCATAAGTAGCAAAACTAGAAAAATTAATAATTTTGTCAACATCATTATTAATGCATGCATTGATAATATTTATTGATCCAATTAGATTATTTTGATAATTATAGTTTCTTATAAAAGGGCTAAGTATTTCAGCTGCATAAGCCGCGCAATGAATTACAAAATGTGGTTTTTCAATTTCAAAGATTTTATTAATAAAATTTTGGTCACAAATATTACCTAAATAAAATTTTGCTTGTTGGGGAATATTCTCTATAAACCCACCGCTTAAATCGTCCAGAACAATAACTTGATATTTTTTATCAATAAAAAATCTAGCTAATACCGATCCTATCATTCCTGCACCGCCAGTTATTAAAAGTTTTTTATTCATTTTTATTTAATATAATATCTATTAGTAAAATAGATGTCTATACTTTTCTTTATTGTCTAAGACATATTTTGGTAAATCTTTATTATTTTCTATTCCTTTTAATATATAACCAGTTCTGCCAAGAACATCAATTCTTTTCTCAATTCTTTCCGCAATTATATTCTCGTTTAGACTTAAATCAAACATTTCCGTATGCCCTCCATTTTTAATTTTATTGATAACATTCTGTGGATTACTAAAGTAAGAAAAATGCCATCCACCATCTTGTACTACTGTATTTATATTGTATCTATTAAATCTAAGGTTTTGTAAATTTACTTGACTTTTAAATTTAGCTTTGAATGCTATTGAGCCATGCCAATTAGCGTGATCATTTGGTTCTATAAATTTAGTATTGAAATTAAAATAATACATATCTTGCCTAAAAACAGAAAGATCTAAGGATTTATTGAGATTGTTTATTTTAGGAATTTCATCTACATCTGAGAATATAATTATATCTTCATCAGTAAATGAGTTTGGTATACCATTTAAAATATAATTTCTATTAAAATATTCTCTATTTTCGGCTGAAATATTTTGCGGAAATTTATCAACTATTATATGAATAATCTTTTCATTAAATTGATAGAATCTATTTTTATTTTTTTCATATATAAGTTCTTTCGAATTTCCTGCAAAAGTCTCTTTTGATTCACAGATAAGGAATTTATCTACTTTATCATTTAATTCATTTAGACGAATCTCAAGTATATCTAATTCATTTGAGAAAAGAAAACAATCAATTATTTTCATACGTATTTCTCAAGCCATTGCATTAATTCAATTTCATATTCCCAGCCTAATTCTTTTTTAATTTTAGTAACATCGCTTCTTGCGCTTTTGTATTCAAATCTTTCTGGTATATGGACTATATTTTTTGATATTTTATCTGCTATTTCTATTACCGATAATGATTTACCAGAACCAACATTATATGCAAATGCCCCGCTTCTTTCATCTAAAGCTGCGGCTAAATTTGCTCTAGCTACATCTTTTGCGTGAACGAAGTCTCTATTTTGGAGTCCATCACCAACTATAGTTAGTGATTCACCAGCTTCTTTTTGCCTTAAAAATATTCCAACTACTGGAACATAAGCTCCTTCTCTTGGGGCTCTCTCTCCAAAGACATTAAAATATCGTAAAGAAACACTATTTAGAGAATAGATTTTATTAAATAATTGAAGATATTCTTCGCCTATTTGCTTATGAAGTGCATATGGACACATTGGGTCTAGTCTATGAGTTTCTTTTACTGGTAATTCTATTGGATTTCCATATACTGATGATGAAGAAGAAAATATAATTTTTGCCCCAACTTCTTTCGCCGCTAAGAAAACATTTAAAGATCCATTAACGTTTATATTATGAAAAGTAACTGGATCGTGTATAGATGGAATTACTCTCGCAAAAGCTGCTAAATGAAATATATACTTAGCTCCGTTAAATACTTCTTTTAATTTTTCAACATTTTGAGTTATATCTAGGTTCAAGTACACAGCATCTTGATGTATATATTTATTATTTTTTGAAGTAGAAATATTATCTACTACATGCACATCGAAATTCTTTTCTATTAATAGATCTACTACATGACTTCCTATAAAGCCACATCCGCCTGTTACGATTACTTTAGTTTTCATTTTTTTAATATAAATATAGCTTTTGCGTATCTTGATTTAAGTGTTCTGATGCATTCATATTTAAAATCATATTTCAAAAGAAATTCTGCAAAAGCCTTTATCTCGTGTTCTTTATAATTTGGATATTTCCAAATTTCATCGAATATAACTACTGTTCCATCAATAATTTGATCTTTTAATGATTCTAAAACGCATACTGTAGAAGAATAAATATCACAATCTACGTGCAGTAGGGAAATTGGGTCTTTATGCTCCGCTACAAAAGTAGGTAAAGTTTCGTTAAACCATCCTTTAATTAATTTAACGTTTTTTTCGACTTTAGGCAAGTTACCATCCAATGTATATATTCCTTTTGGATTCTTATCATTCCATTGCTCTGGAAGACCTTCGAATGAATCAAATCCATATATTATATTATCTGGGAATTTTGAAGCAATATAGTTTATCGTTCTTCCTTGATAAACTCCAAATTCTAATACTAAACCATTTTTAATGGTAATATTAGAAATTGCCGTATCTATAAAAGAATTTATTAAAATTTCATTAGGTAATGGATTCGGAAGATCAATATTAGCATTATCTTTTTCTACTAAGTCTAAAATAATTTGATTAATTTTATTTGATAAAGCTTCATCACCAAAAATTTTATTTTTTAAATTTGTATAAGAATAATTATGTTTTCTCTCATGAAACATAATTGGGCATAGATTTTCTCCAGTTATTTTCTTATTTTTATATGTTTCATCCAAAAATCTTATGCTAGGTTTCATTAATTTTATTAATTCGTATAAATCTTCTTCTGTTTGATATATTAAGATATCGTCTATATACTTAATTGACTTTAAAATCTCAATTCTTTCTTCTATACTATGAATAGGCTTGCTTTTCTCTTTCTTTTCTAAAGATGGATCTTCATGAATTGCTACAATTAGTTTATTACAATGTTGTTTTGCAAATTCAAAAAGTTTAATGTATCCATTATGTATAAGATCGAATGTGCCAGCTATAAATCCTTTTGGAGATTTATCGGAATTATACCATTCTTCTATAGAAATATTTTTATCATCAACGAATATATCTGCATTAGGCTTTGCATTCATAATAAGCTCATGATATTTAATTCCCCAATCTATTAATTGTTTCTTAGTAAAATCCGTCCAATCTATACCAGAAGACGCACCTCTTGCTGTATTTATAATAATATAATTTCCATTATCGTATAGTTTATTAATTAAGGTCTTAGCTTTTTCTATTAATTTCGAGTTATTATAATCACTCTTCTCGGTTATACAAATTGTATTATCTAAATCTAAGCAATATCTCATATTAATTTACGACAACCGCATGCAAAAATATTTGATGACAATTTTCTACTACTCCATAGCTTTTTGATTCGACCCAATAATTAAATTTGCAATTCTTAGATTTTTCTGATTTTACTTTAAGTTTATTATCTTTATTAAAACCAGTAAAAGAGCAGAATCCTATTTTATTTTTTTCGCAGAAATTAGCACATTCTAAAATATTTAAAGAATTTCCAGAAGAAGATATTAATATCACCAATGTTTTTTTGGTTAAATTCTGCTCGATAAACTTAACGTATACTTTTTCAAAACCATAATCATTAAAGTATGCACTAAGCATTGATGGATCAGTAAATGCTAATGTTCTCTTCTTAAGAAATTTATTATAATCTACAGCTATATGACTAGATATTGAATTGCTTCCGCCATTTCCTATAATAATAATATTATCATAATCAAATATTATTTCTCTGAATTTAACTAAATCTGCATTAGTTATTTTAGCTATAAGTCTACTAATCAAATCAATGCTATTTTTAAATCCTGTAGCACCTTGGTCCTTCTTTATCATAAAGTATATTAATAATATTAGACTTAGTATTCAAATTTATTTTTGATCTTTTCTCTTTTATAGCTAAAAAATATCCACCATTTCCTGCTCCACATAATCTATGAGCTAAAATAGATTTATCATTTGATAGGTCTTCATCAATTTTTTTAATTATTTTATTAGATACAATATTTGGATTTGATTCTTTCTTTTTTACCCAACCCTCTTTTATTATAGAGATAAAATCTTTATGTCTATTTTTTTCTATGGCTATTTCCATTTCCTGTACCAAATTAAGTAAAGAAAATGATTTCCTTGGGTCTATTTCTTTTAATATTTTAGTTGAAGATCTCAATACCCCTGTATATATTAAACTAAAATCATATCTATTAAACATATCTGCGTTGAGATATTTAAATGTTGGATTCTTCTCTTTAAAAAAATCCATCTTTTTGAATCCACCTATACCACATCCAAAAATATCTTGCTGTCCAGTTAATGGGTTGAATTCTCTTTCTATGGCTAAAGCCTCTTTACATAAATCTATATTAGAGTAATCTAATCCTTTGAATTTTAAAATAGCATTTAAAAATGATAATGTATAAGAACTAGATGAAGCCAGCCCACAGTTTGAACTAAATATATCAGAATTAAATGTAGCATTAATTGGAGCGATATTATATTTCTTTAGAATAATTCTTGCAATATCATTCTTTATCTTATCTACTTGATTGGTCGCTTCTCTTTTAGAATATGCAACTATATATTTCTTATCATAAGAATTAAAACCTAATTTATCATCAAAAATTGATATATAGGTATAAAGATTACATGGAAAACTTATGACAGACCCTTGCCCATATAAATCTAAAAAAGATTCAAGATCTGTAGATCCTCCAGCCAGTGAAATCCTAAATGGTGTCTTGGCTATTATCATTAAATCCTAGCTAGAATTAATTCTGCCCATTTTTTAGGATGCCAATTATTCAACCAAAAGTTATGAGCCTGAATTGAAATTTCTTCAGAATTTTTATTATTTAAATAAAAATATATTTGATCTATGACTTGATCAAGATTTGACCAGTTAGTTTCTATATATGGACAATTATCAAATAGTCTTGAATAGGATAAATTAGATGAGAAAGCTAATGAGCCTGCTTGTACGGATTCTGAAAATCTATAGCACTCTGGAGTCCATTTTCCATCTAAGCATAAAGAGATTTTAGTATTAGCTAAAATATAATAATATTCTTTCGGATTAATAAAATCACCAAGAATAAAATTTACTTTTTTTAATTTTGACTTTAGATATTCTAGAATAAATCTTCTGTTTGTTTCTGGCCAACAAGTTCCAGTAAAAAATATATCTATTTTTCTATCATTAAATGGAACATATGGGAATTCTATAAAATCTGAGGTATATAAAAATGGTATATGTATAATATTTTCTGGAAAATTATTTCTAACTGTATGTTTTAAAATTAATTTGCAGTCTTTATACCAAGAAGGAATTCTATAATGTTCGTCTCCTTTATAAAAGACTATATCTTCTTTACATAAACCATCTGGTGGATTTTGATAGTTATAATCTGGGTCAACATACCAAACTGTATTATCTATATTTTTTATAGATTGAATTTCTCTACATATATCTATGAAGTATTTTATTTCTCCACATCCAAATGGAAAATTATTAAATTGGCTTGTAATTTTTGGGTTTTCTTGGATTGAGTATTTAATTCTCATAATATAAAATAATGTCATCGCTTCTGTTTTTTACAGATCTTAAATCTATTAATTTAAAATTATCTTTAAAAGATTTCGGGAAAACTTGTTCATTGAAAATTGTATCTGGTACATCTTCAATAATATATAGTCCATTTTTATTTAATTTATGTTTAAAAATTTCCCATGAGCGCATAGTTAGATCGGGTCTATGAGATGCATCATCTATTATTAGATCCATATTGGGTATTAAGTTTAAAATATTTGTGTCTATTTGACTTGCTTGAGGGAGGATAGTAATATTCTTTTGATTTAGGTTAGCATAAGGATCGATTAAAGAATGATCAATATCCAATCCATAAATATCTGCTTGAGGAAATATTTTTGTCCACATTTCTAAGCTATATCCTTTATGAATACCGATTTCAAACATAGTAAATTTTTCTAATCCAAGAAATTTATTTAACAAATCTGGGTATACATGATCATATGAATGCCCAACTTGAGATGATCTTGCTGCTTTATCTGTTAAACATTGAAAATGTCCATCGTGTGTAAAAATACCTTTATGTCCATATTCTAATAATATATCTTTTATTTTATTTTTCATAATTGATTTAATTTATTCTTTATATAGTCCGATACGTTTTTAGGATTATAGATATTATTCCATGCATTATAAGATTCTTTAGAAAATTTTTTTAATAAATCTATGTTTTTTAATAAATTTTCTATATTATCTACAACCTGTTTGGGATTCATCCAATCTACTTTGATATAATGATTCTGATCATATATCCAATTCTTAGGTAAATTATTTGAAGCAATAATTGCGCATCCTAAGATACTTGATTCAAAAAATCTAAAATTTTCTGGTGTTACTTGGCCATCTAATGATAATGATATTTTTGTATTCCACAGATTATTAGAATAATCAAATGCATTTGAGCTTTGATTTAATAAAATATTTAATTTTAAATTTCTTTTATTTATTTCTTCAAGAATACCTTTAATAACTATTGGTCTAGATGTATGAAAATTACCTTGAAAACCTATATCATAGGTTTTTTCTTCTATATTTTTGTAAGGATAAAAAATTAAATCTTTATTATGACCTTGGGGAATAGGGTATATACTTAAACCCTCTTGTTCTGGAAAAACATAATTTTTAAAAATAGCTTTAACTTTTTCTGTATATTTTGGAATAGTATAATGTTCATCGGAAACAATAAAAACTACTGTATTTTTAGTTGGTTCTACTGGAAGTTTTTCTAAATTATCTGTAAATATATATTGATAATTATTTGACTCATTTTTCTCTAATTCTCTAAAAATATTCATAATATAATGCCATTCCCAGCACCATTCATTTGCTAAACGATTTGATCTATCTATTATAAGATTCATTAACTTAAATAAACTTCTTTAAATTTTTGCATTACTTTTTCTGTCGTAAATCCATTATCTATTATAATTGATTTATAGTAATTTTTAGGATAATTATTTTTATTAAAATTTTTAATAATAGAGCATAAAGATTCTTTATCTTTATAAATTATAGCTTTATCTTTTAGAATTTCAAAATGTCCAGTTTGATGTCCTATATGATATGTAATAATTGGTTTATCAAACCATAAAAATTCTGATATAGATAAACTAAAAATTTCTCCATCTATTCTTGCATGAAGCATTGCATCACAAGCATTTACAAAATTTGATTTATCTTGATATTCATGAGACTTTGGTAAGTATATAATTCTAGGATGTTCATAAAAAGAATCTGTACCAAAAAACATAAAATAAACATCTTCTGTATTATTGACTAAATCTATAATTGCATGTTTTGCACAATCTACATTAAATGAATCTTTCGCTCCAATTCTACCAAAGACTTTTGCGCTAGATGGAATATTATAAATCTTTCTTAAATTTAAATTAGACTCTGGCAGATAGTCGCATATACCATAAACATATGGGGCCTTTCCGCTAGTCATCTTATTTGACATATATTCATGAAGATATGAGTAAACGTCTCCGTGTGGTTGATATATATCAAAAATTGCTTGAACGCACGTTTTTGCATGTTTACTTACTTTACCATCGTTCCACCCACCGCAACTCTTAAAGAGTACATCAACTTTTTCTTCTTTTAGGTATTGATCTAATGTTTCCCAATTATCAAACCCCCTAGTTTTAAATGTTTTATTAAACTTTTCTAATACTGTAGAATCTGTGTGAGGAAGATTATCTGGATCAGTCATATATACAATAATTGATTCATTGCCTAATAGTGTTTGATTAGCTAACGCATAATTATATAAAGACACAGTAGATCCTCTTATACATAATTGATGATTAAAAAACGCTACTTTCATAATAGATTATATTCTTTTTTTAAATTAATTCTAAATTCATCATTATCCCATCCACTTTGAAATAAACCATGAAATCCTAAAGACATATCATTATTCCAAAATGGATATTCTTGTATTGCTTGTTCAAAAGAGAATCTAATAGCTATATCAATTGGTGCAAATTTTATACCTAATTTAATTAGGTAATCATAATAATGTCTACATAGCAGATGATCTTCTGGAGTAAACTCTCCTCCAGACAAACCTATACCATCTATATAAACTAAATTTTTAACCGCATTTAGAAACTTTTTGCTTCTCAAAGAAAATCCTCCATTTCCTACTCTAGAATTCTCATAACTTGGCCATGGGGCTCCGATATAATCATAATTTAAGAAGTCATCTGACCAATGTTTTGGATTTAAAATAAACCCATCATTCTGAAAAAGTAGAACAAAGTCTGTGTCTACATATTTATATAAATGATTTATGCAAAAAGCATTATATCCTGCTTGTGACATAGGATTAATTTTTATAATTGATACATTCTTGTTTTTAAAATCAAAATCTTCATCCTGCGCGGATAGTATCTTTATACTATTAAATCTTAGCTCGCTATATGATCTATCTATTATTTTGTCCATCAAATTATAGTTTTCTTTGAACGATGGCTTTGGATTGCCCATTATTGTTAAAAGAGTAACATTTTCTAATATTTTCATAAGTCTCTAGATTCTTGTAAAAGTTTCTCTATCTCATTTCCTATATGAAATTTTTTTGACATATTAAATATATTGGAATAATCGAAATTAATATCTAAATTTATATTGATATTATCTAAATCAAATTTTAGTCCATTTATATTATCTTCTATTAATTCTTCTGATGCGCCATTTCTTGATCCATAAACAGGTGTTCCTTTAGAAAAGCTTTCGATAATTGTTCTTCCGAATGCTTCTGGTAGTCTAGTTGGGAAAAAGAAAGCTTTGGCATTCGAGAAAACTATTTCATGTTCTTCTCCTCTATTTAATTTACCTTTAAATAAAAAATTAGAATTTGTTTGATTTTTATTTAAAAGATATTCTTCCAGCTGTTTATTTCCTGCCCCATATGCGATAAAATTTTTATTCTTAAAAATTTCAGATAATTTTATAAAAACATCTAAACCTTTTGCGTTTAGACCCCAGTTTAATCCAGCACACCATAAGAAATAATCTTTCTTAGATTTATTTAATTTAAATTCTGAATTAGAAAGACCAGTGTAACACATAAAACTTTTTTGCTTTTCCCATCCTTCTTTGACCCAGTTATTGTATTGAAAATTAGAAATAAATCTATATTTTACTCTATCTAAATCTTTCATCCACCCATATTGTTTTTCACAACTATCATGAAACGTACATATAATTGGTTTTTTTAATGATAATAATGGATCTATACTCCAATTACTTTGACTCCAAATTATATCAAATTCTAAGTTTTTTAAAATCTTAGCTACAGAATAGGCGTAATAAGAACTATTCTTATTCGTTATTGATGTAGGCTGTTCTTCTGTCTCATAGATATCAAAAGGATATTCTTTCTTATTTTTTCTTTTAGGACAAACAACAAAAAAATCATTTTTATTATCGTATAAACCTTGCGCTAAATTTTCAACACAAGTCTCAATTCCACCATAATTTTCTAATGGAAATTGCTGAACATAATCATTACCTATTAAAGCTATTTTCATTATTCAAAATATAATATTTTTTGTACTTTTTGATTTTTTGCATTTAAATTCTCTTTATAATTAAATTTTTCTATGAAATTTATTACTTCTACTGGCTCGGTATTAAAATTTTTTCTTAAATAATCGTTATGAATTTCAAGGATTATCTTAGGTTTATATTTTGTTAGTACCTCTTTACAGCCATTAAGAACATTAAGCTCTGCACCCTCTACATCAATTTTAATAATATTAGGTATAATATTCGTATCATTAACGTATTGATCAATTGTTATGGTTTTTATGCCATTTTTTGAATTTGAATCTCCAAAAAAACACGGATTACCAACTTCACCATTTGGTCCAAGATTAGGTAGATTATAACTTATATTCTCTCCGTTTCCAACTGGGGTAGCAATAAGTTGATGATAAATATTACTATATTTCCTAGATAGATTTTCTAGAGCATATTTAATTAAATCCAGAAATCTTGTATCTGGCTCAAAGGAGATAAAGAAATCATTTTTAGCTTTTGGGGCTAATATATAGCTATATATGCCATTAAAAGCACCTATATCAAAAAAGTTACCGCCATCATAAAAATTATAAGATGATTTTGCTTCTTCGATACACTCTTCCATCTTATACCATTGATCGATCATCTGATCGTAAATTATATCATCTACTTCTATTTCTGAGTCGTTAAATAAAGGCAACTTCTTCATATATCTAGTAAATGATTATAATAGTTCTCATTAAAATCTTCCAGTGATTCATGGACTTTATGCTTTGGCTCAAAACCTCCAGACTCAATTTTCCAATGTTGTTTCCAAAAATTTTTGTTTCTTAATATTCTATTCTGTAAATCTAAATATCCTTTATGAACTACGAATGGAGCTATTTTAGATCTTAGCGTATTAATATCTTTGTCAAATATTTTAGATTGTACTAAATTTCCATTTAGATCTATCAATTCACAGGTATCACTCCTTGAGGTATCAACTGTTCCGTCTTTATTTTTGGCAAAATTAACTGCTCCTCTAAAAAGATTACCTTTGTGCAAATACCATTTATGTCCTATTGAAAAATAATTGTCTCTATCTTTATAGAGATTCAATGAAGGTATCATATAGCAATCATAGATATCAAATCTTAACTGATAGGCTAAATTTGTCCAGATATCTTTTTGCCATAATGGAATATATTCATCCATATCAAGACCAATCTTAAATTCTTCTTTCGTATTCTGTAATGCTTCATTTTTAATTTTACCATCTAATAACGGATCTTGATAAGAGAAGTTTGTTTTAATTAATTTTAAATTATGAAAATTTAATGATTTTAACGATTCAAATGTATTATCCTCTGATTTATTTACTGCTATTACTACTTCATCAGCAAAACTACAAAAATTATTAATAGATTCAGTATAATCAAAATTATTATTAATGAGATTAAAGGCCGAACTATAGATACTAAACATTTAAATATTATACCACAAAAAATAAAATTGACAAATAAAAAATAAGTTAGTATGATACTATACATAGTGCCAAATAAGCACAAGTTTTGCTATTTACATAAATAGCGAGTTAGATTAATTCAAACGTCGGGCAACGCTAACGAAGCTTGCGACCCGAGGAACCTTAAGAAATTAAGGGAGTGTAGGTGGAAGGGCTAGCGCGCGATGGATGATCCTACCGACATCCGATAAGTGCTAGGCAAGCCGAAAGGCTTATGGACTCAATTGGGAAGAAGAATTAATCAGCTCTAAATACCCTGATTACAGGGAAAGCTTCGCTTTGCAGGAGCTCATTGGGAAGATAATAATAAATATTACGTACACCTATATGTATTAAGATTTATTTATTTGTTAATAACACAATATTTTTTCTTTTATATTTTAAAAAAATACTGTAAACTTATATTCACACTAAAGATATGAGTAAGAATATAAACGTAAGAAAAAGAAATGGATCAACTGAAAAATTTAATATAGAAAAAATTCATAGAGTTATTAGTTGGGCAACGAAAGATTTGAGTAACGTAAGTTTGACTGATATTGAAATCAATGCGAAGATAAATATGACAGATGGTGTTAGTACAAAAGAAATACATAAATTATTAATTGAGTCTTCAGCGAATTTAATTTCTGTAGAAAAACCAAATTATCAATATGTCGCAGGAAGATTACTGAATTATCAGCTAAGAAAAGATGTTTGGAAAGGTAAGCATGCTCCTCGTTTATTAGAATTTATAAATCAAGGTTTAAAAAATAAAATTTATGATTCTATAATTTTAGAAAAATACTCTGAAGACGAAATGAATAAGATGGGTGAATTTATTGATCATGAAAGAGATTATAATTTTACATACGCTGGAATAAAACAATTATGCGATAAGTATCTTATTAAAGATCGCGTAACAGGAAAAATTTATGAAACTCCTCAATTCGCTTACGTTTTAATTGCAGCTTATGCTTTCATAAACTATCCACAAGAGACAAGATTAAATTATGTTCGTAAATTTTATGATGCTATTAGCAAACATAAAATCAATCTCCCAACACCAGTAATGGCTGGAGTAAGAACCCCCAGTAAAAATTATGCTAGTTGCTGTTTGATTGGAGTTGATGATAGTAGAGAAAGTATTACTGCAAGTGCAACTGCCGTAAGTATGGCTACAGCTAGTAGGTGCGGAATAGGTATAGACGTATCAAAGATAAGAGCTATTGGATCTCCTATAAAAAATGGAGAAGTAGTTCATACTGGATTGATTCCATTTCTTAAAATTTATGAGAGTAGCGTAAAGGCATGGCAACAAAATGGTCTTCGTGGCGGAAGTGCTACTTGCAATATTCAATGGTGGCACTACGAAATTGAAGATATTGTAGTATTAAAAAATAACGCAGGAACAGATGATAATCGTGTCCGTAAATTAGATTATACTGTTGGCATGAGTAAACTATTCTATGATAGAGTTTTAAAAGATGAAGAGATTACTCTATTCAATACTTCAGAAGTTCCAGAATTATATGAAGCTTGGGGAACAAAAGATTTCGATAAAGTCTATAAAGAATGCGAAACGAAGAAGCTAAAGATAAAGAAAAAAGTATCTGCTCGTAAACTATTTTCTTTAATTATAAAAGAAAGAGTTGAAACTGGTAGAATTTATATTCTAAATGTAGATCACGCTAATAATCATGGAGCTTGGTTAGATAAAGTTACAATGAGTAATCTTTGCACAGAAGTTATTCATCCCACAATACCATTAAATGATTATCATGATAAAAATGGTGAAATTGGTATGTGTATTCTTTCCGCAGTAAATATGCTAGAAATTAAAAACTGGCAGGATCTTGAAAAGACTTGCGATCTTATTGTAAGATTTCTTGATGAAATTATTGAGATTCAAGATTATTTTAATACTGCTGCTGAAAATTTTGCAAAAAAACGTCGTAGTCTTGGGGTAGGTATAACTAATTTAGCAGCCTATCTTGCTAAAAATGAATTAAAATATACATCCGATAAGGCTCTTCCAGTTCTTGATGAATGGATGGAACATTTTCAATACTATCTTTTAAAATCAAGTTTAGAACTTGCTAAAGAAAAAGGCAAGTGTGAAAAATTTGATAGAACAAAATACTCTAAAGGAATTCTTCCTATTGATACTTATAAAGATAAAGTAGATGAATTTTGTAAAAGGAAACTATCTCTTGACTGGGAGAAGCTAAGGAAAGATATTAAGGAATTTGGTTTAAGGCATTCAACTTTATCATCTTGTATGCCATGCGAAAGTAGTTCAGTAATTCAATCTTCAACCAATGGAGTAGAGCCAATTCGTAGTTTAATTACTTATAAAATGAGTAAAATGGGTAAGTTACCAGTATTAGTTCCTGGAGTTGGAAAATATGATGATAATTACGAATTAGCTTATAATTTCAAAGATAACTCTGGCTTATTAAAAGTAAATGCAGTTATTCAAAAATATATTGACATGGCAATATCAACTAATGTATACTATAACTATTCTCATTATGAAAATAATGTTCTTCCAGATGCAAAAGTAATGAAGGAAATTATGTATGCTTATTCTTTAGGGTTAATTAGTCTTTATTATAATAATACAGACGATGGAGATAAAGAACAACTAATGAATCAAAAAGAAGATCGAGATTGCTCTTCTGGAGCGTGTAAATTATAACTTATGAAAAGCGTTTTAAATCTTAAAAATATAGATCATACGAAACAACCATTATTTTTTGGAGAGGATCTTAATCTTCAAAGATATGATCGTTTTAAATATCCTATATTTTTTGAACTATTTAAGAAACAAGAAGAATTCTTTTGGTGGCCTCATGAGATAGCACTAAATAAAGATCGTAGTGATTATAAAGATTTAGCTGGTCAAGAAAGATTCGTATTTGATACTAATCTAAAATTCCAAACCCTTGGAGATAGTATGCTGTCTAGAAGTATCCATTCTTTAAAAGATTACGTCAGTAATCCAGAGCTTGAAATATGCATGAATACTTGGCAAAGATTTGAAGGTATTCATAGTTATTCTTATTCGTACTTACTTAATAACGTACATCCAGATGCTAGTAAATTTTTTGATAGTATTATGGAAGATAAAGAAATAGTATCTCGTGCAGAATTAATTAGAAATAATTTTGATAAGATCCTTGGCGATGATGATAAAAAAGATTTAAAACAAAAGATTTTTGATTGTATTCTTTCTGTTAATGTTATGGAAGGTCTTGTATTTTATGTCTCATTCGCTTGTTCTTTTTATTTTGGATATCGAGGTAAGATGGAAGGTAATGCTAAGATTATTAAATTTATTCAAAGAGATGAAGCTCTTCATTTTGCTACAACTCAAAATCTAATTAAGATTCTTAAAGAAGAAGATAAAGAAGGTTTTACTTCTATAGTTAAAAAGAGTGAAGATAAGATATATGCTTTTTATGAACAAGCTGCTAAAAATGAAATTGAATGGGCTGAATATCTATTTAGTAAGGGTTCTTTGTTAGGTTTAAACGCAGAAGTTTTAGCTGGTTATTCTAAGTGGCTTTGTGACGCTCGTTTGCGATCATTAGGATATAAGAAAATCTTTAATCAAAAAGATAATCCTATTGCTGGATGGTTAGATAGCTATCTTGATAGTAGCAAAGTCCAAGTTGCTCCACAAGAAACAGAAATTTCAACATATAAAATTGGGGCAAGGAAAACAGATATATCTGATGATGATTTTGGCGATTTTAAGCTATAATATTTAATATTAAAGTGTAAATATATGTGTGAATTTAGATATAACAACAGTATTTAACCTTGTTATCGGAGCCTTATCATTTCTTGGTGGATGGCTTTTTACTAGAGTATTCTCTATATCAGATCGTCAAGAGAAGCTTATCAAAGATCTAAATGATAAAACATTTAGTGATTTTATAGCTTTAAGAAAAGAAGTAGAACTAGAAAGCCGTAAACATCAACAAGAGATAGCGGATTTAGCTTTAAAAGTTAGTACTACATATGTTACTAAAGAGTCTTTTGAAGCTTATTTTGATAGGATAGAAGCTAAATTAGATCGTAATTTTGAGACTATACAAAATTATTTAATGAATAAAAATAAAAATTAACTGTAATAGTTAATGTGACGGTTTCAGAAAGAGACATAGATTTTTTTGCCAAAAAATTAAATTTATCACCAGAGAAAACTTTTCTACTTCTGCAGGATCCAGATTGTCTTCCAGAGATTTTAAATAAAGTGTCAGAAGAAAATATAGATGGTATTATTGATATTAGTTTTCCAGTTTTCGCAGAACTAACTATTATAAAATATAGTAAAGATCTAAAATACCCATTTGAAGAAAAAGAATATATATCAGAGGCAGTTGGTTCTAAATTCTACGATCTAATAGAAACTCCATTGCAAAATAAATATTTCTTTACATTAGAGCATAATGAGGATACTGCAAAATCAATTACTGTTTTTCTTGGATTCTTTTATAAAAATTTAAGAAAATTAAGAAGATCTTATCCATCAGAAAGCATTTACTATAATATTGCTAAAAATGGATTTGAAAATTCAGAGAAAGAAGAAATATCTTATCATCTAGATGATTGGATTAAAATACTCAGATTAATCCATAATGAGGTATGGTTTTAATTATTAATATTTTAGTAAAATTTCTGTATCTTTTGTTATAATATCGATTGTTTTAAAGTATATTTTTTGAGAATTAGGATTATATCTAACTTCAATATTAGGTTTATTGCTACTATTACAAAATACTAATTGAGTTATGGGTATAAAATAAATTAAATTCATTTTATTTTTTATATAGAATTTTGATTTAAATATATAGGTACTAAAATAAAATATATCGTTTTCTTTACTAAATTTCCTCTGATATCTAGGGGAAAGAATATAATTTAATATTTTATATATTTTATATTTAATAAAATAATTAGGTATTAATATATATCTTGGGCATTCTATAATAGAATTCGCATCAAGATCTTTTTTAGCAAAAACTCCATAACCACTAATATTAGATCTTTCTAAATACAGATAATTTGAATAAAAATATTTATCCAAGTTCATAATAGAGTATTAGGTGGTTTTCTACCCTTTCTTTTTTTACTCCAATTTTCTAAGTATTTAGTTTTTAATTTATCTTCTCCAAATTTGGATTTTCTCTTTTCTGAGAGTTCTTTACTTCTATCCCATAAATGGCCAATATTATCTTTCTTATTTTTAGTTTTCTCTATAAAATCTTTACTAGTACTAAATGCATCTAACTTAGTATCTATTCCAACTTGTGGTACAGTAAATATTCTATGCCATTTTAAACCAGACGAATCAATATATTCATGATTATCATGGACAGATTGAACTAATTCAATTATCTCTTCAGTTTTTGGATTTTGATAGATATATATTGGCATTACTCAATATAAGATAATATTTTATTCGAAAAAGATTCAGAATTAAATTTATCTTGAAGTTTTAAGCCTTCTTGATTGAGTCTATTAGATGATACTTTTTCAATTGCTTTTTCACATCCACTAATAAAATCATCTACATTGAAATCAAAAATGCTACCTTGATTAAATGGCGCGCCTTTATGAAAGAACATATTATCATAGGCTTCGATTTTACCATTAGGCTCAATTAAAATAGAATTATTCTCATTAGCCCAATCTTTATAAGCGTGAGCATTTAATATAACTGCATGTTTTCCTAAAGCTACAGAATGAAATTCTGGTAATCCCCAACCCTCTCCACCACTCATACCTATTACAATATCTGAACTATTTAAGTAATCATTATAAGAAGAATTTAATGGCATTCCACCAATAAATGATACATTAAAATAATTTTTACCCTCTAAAATAGAAGCAATTAATGGTTGATGCTGTTCTGCTGGAATAAATGGGTTGTTTATTGCACATTGTAAATAGTATTTTCTATTATTGCCATATTTCTTTAACCAAGTCTGAATTAATTTTTTATGGTGTTTTCTTTTTTCAAGTTTTCCAACTAAATTAAATACGATTCTATCATCGCTAAAATATTTTTTATCCTTACGAGAGAAGTTATATTTATCAAAAGGTAATGGGACAAATTCTACATTTTTGCATCCGTATGACTTGAATAAGTCTACAGAGTAATTTGAACTAAAAAGTACCTTCTCTTGATTCTTTACAATATTAATTTCAAATTTAGTCGGAGAGTCTAATTCATAGAATGAAAAAAGTATTTGCTTTTGAGAAAAGCTTTCTAAGGAACCATTTAGATGCCAAAGTTTAAATATATTATCCGATCTTTTATGATTAGATAAAGAATTTGATATACTTTTTTGTATATAATCTGTAAAATTTTTATCTAAATTTGTTTGAGAACTAAGATCTATATTATTTCCAATAGGAAATATTAATATATCTTTATTTTTATTAATTAATTCCCTAAGTAACAGGGTACTAGTTTGACCAAAACTTACGCTATTTATTGGTAAATTTAAACTCAAACTCATAGAATGTCATCTTCATCCTCTTGAACTTGCTGAACTGCCTTCTTTACAACATTTTGTTTCTGAGGACTAGCCTTTTGAGTTGTCTTATTTTCTAATGGCTTAGAAACATAGAGTCTATAATCAGGAGCTTTTTCATTCTTCTTATTGCTATTAGCAAAAACTACTACATCAATTCTTTGACCATCATGGTCATTAATATAACCAGATAGAAACGACATCCCAGTTTTACTTTTCTTTTTCCAAAGAGCACCTAGCTCATTTTGATTTTTATTTGTATTTGTATTATTCATTTTTATATTGTATATCCTTTATTATATTTTGTCAAAACAATTTTTACTATTAAATTTTATTTTTAATAATCCAATAGCTTTATTATGCAAATTAATAGCAGTTTGAGTGCTTATCTTTAATTTTTGACCTATTCTTTTCCATGGCATATTTTTCTTACCAGAGAAGTATCTTAATTCATAGACTTTTTTTATCCTTTGATCATTTAATGAATTTAATATATCAAATATATATTCTCTTACTTCATCTTTTTTAATTTCAGTCTGTATTGAATTTTTATCTATATGATATATTAAATCTTTTTCTTCCATATTTATATATCTGCTTTGATTATTAATTAAATTTAAACATTGATATCTTACTTGATTATATAGCCAAGTAGAAAATTTAGACTTCTTCTCTGGATCGAATGATATGGCAGATTTATATACAATATAATCTTTCTCTTTCTTAACGTCATCAATATATATTCCAGAACCATTAAGAACATGCGAATATTTATTATAAATATTATTACAAAGAGGAGAATGACGTTCTATTAATTTTTTTAGACATTGTTCGTCATTAAGAGTTTTTATACTCTTTATTAATTCTTCATCTGTTTTTTCTATTGTATATTTCATTTTATTTTATCCTGTAAGTATTTTTCATATATATTCTTTAGATGTTTTTGACTTAGTTCATAAAGAAAATTGACATCTTGACAAGTTTCCCAACTAACCGAATAATCAGCAACAGCCTTTAATTTATTATCATTAGATTTCTCTTCTATGTTAGCTGGAGGCACAAGACTTCCATCATCTCTCTTTCTTGAGATATGTATTAAGATACCATTATGATTTTTAAGCCACGCATATTCATCATCTTTATATTCAATATATCTTATATCTGTGATAATAGGTATTATATTATCTTTCTTTAATTCTTTAATTTTAGAATCTACAAGTGATGTCCAATATTTACCTTCAGTTTGCACTCTTCTGCATTTTCCATATGCAACCATAAGAGGTCGAATTAATTCTTTATCTGATCCATCACATTTGTTTAGATCAATTTTAAATTTTTTTTCTACGAAATCTCCTAGTTCTTTTTTTAGCTCATCAGCAAGAGCTATCCTTTGAGATTGAATATTCTTCTCTTTAAAATATCTTTTTAATATAGAATAAAAAGTATCTTTTCCAGATCTAGCAACTCCAGTTAGTCCTATCATATTTAATTTCCTCCTTCAGAAAAAGTTTCGCCATCGTAGGTAGGGCCAGTAGAAATACTTTTTGTATATTTAATATCATTATTAATAATAGAATTTGATGTTGAATATATGTCTCTTATATTTTTAACGCTAGGATCAATTACTTTAGCCTCAAAAGGTTTAGTGAATATTGTACCACCAGAAACATTAGTTGAACTAGGTCTATTTACATAAGTTCTATATATTTTATCATTGATTATTATATAAGAAGGGAATGGTTTAGAGAAAATAGTCCCCGAGGATTGGTTAGTGTTGCCGCTATAATTTTTATAAGTTTCGTAAACTTCAATACCTCTTGGGGTTTTAATATAATTATATTCTTGGAAAGCTTTTGGGAAAATACTTCCATGAGAAGAATTAGTAGAATCATTTCTGGATTTATAAGTTTCATATACTGAACCCTGTTGAGCAAATAAATGGTGGTTTGCCATAATAGAGAATAGAATTAATAGAATTTTAAATTTCATATTTTTTAATATTTATATTATAATATTCAAATATATCAATAGAACTTGAATCAGATTCATAATTATCAATATATATTACATTTTTTATACCATGAGCAATTATAGCGGTAGCGCAAGATGGGCAAGGCAAAAGAGTACAGGCTAATAAATTAGGATCATCACTTTCCCTAATTAAGCTCAGAGCATTAATCTCAGCGTGAAGCATGTATTTTCTTCTTGAATCTCTATCTTTCCAGAAATCTCCAGCTGCGGAGAATTTTGAAGGTAATCCATTATATCCGACAGAAAGAACTCTTCCATTCTTATTTAAGATACAGCATCCTACTTTCCTATAAGGATCTTCTGATCTTATGGACCATACTTTCGCAGTTGCAATAGCCATATCTAAAAATGAAGGCCTTTTCATAAATTTTTATACCACCAATATATAGATATTGCTATACCAGATGATATGCAGAATAAATTTTGGTAATCCATTTTTTGATCTTACTCCAAATATTATAACTTGTCAAATAGAAACTTGACATTCAATTTAGAAAGTTATATGATATATAAATGATAAATGATTTTAAACAAGCTCTTAGTTACGATGATATTTCTTTGCTACCAAATTTTTCAGATATTAACTCTAGAAAAGAAGTTTGCACTAAAACCAAAATATCTAGAAATTATGAAATAAATATTCCAATTATTTTATCTCCAATGGATACAGTCTCCTCTGTAAAGTCTTGCATTAAAATTAACAAACTTGGTGGAGCTGGGGTAATACATAGATTCATGTCTATTGACGATCAAGCTGCCAAAGCGAAACTTATTAAGGATGAGAGTAATTTTTGTATTACAGCGATAGGCCTAAGAGATGCTGACGATAGGATTAGGGCGACTAGTACTTATACAGATATTTATTTTTTAGATACAGCTAATGGCCTAGCAAAAAACGTTGAGGATTTTCTAAGATGGTATAAGACAGCAGGATTTCGACAAGATATTATTGTTGGAAATACATTAACAAAGCAAAGCGTTTATAGACTAGCGATCTTAAAAGCAGATGGTTTTAGACATTTAATTGGTCCAGGCTCAATGTGTTTAACCCAAGTTAAAACAGGAATAGGATGTCCAAGTATAACTGGAAATTATTATGCATGGAAAGCCGTAAGAAATTGGGAACTATCCCAAGTAGATTTATTCAGTTCAAATGAACCAGATCCAGCTAATAGGCCAAGCATTTTAACCGATGGTGGAATCAGATATCCAAAAGATTTAGTAAAAGCAATCGTTAGTGGATGCGATGCTGTAATCTGTGGTAGAATTTTTGCTGGGCTCTCAGACGTTATTGATGATGAAGATATAGTCGAGAAAAATGGTCAGAGATTTGCTAAATATCGAGGTATGGCAAGCAAAGACGTAGTAGAAGACTATGAATTATATGATGGGACAAAGAAGAATCTTTTTGTTGAAGGCGATAACACTCTGATTCCTATCATTGAAGGTAAATCATTAGAAGATGTTATTTATGATTTTGCCAATGGCTTAAGAAGTGCAATGAGTTATTTAGGATTTAGGAATCTTAAAGATATGAGGGGTGGTCTCTGGACAAATAAGATTCAAGCTGTAAGAGTTACTACTAATAGCATGTATGAAGGTTTTGCACATGGAAAGTAATTTCTTTATAGATTTAATTAAATATTCTTTTATCTATTCATTTATTTGTATTATTTTCTATGATACAAATGTAATAGTTGAATATTTTAAGCATATTCGATATTTAAATAAATTATTTAAAATAAATGATTATTTAAAATATAAAGAAATGGTGGATGATGGTCAGTTATATATAGCTTATATTGGCTCAGTTTATAATAATTTTTTTATTAAATTAATCAGCTGTCCTCTTTGTCTAGGTTTTTGGGTTAATATTTTGATATCAATATATGTAAATAAACTTTATCTTTTCTTTGGTATATACTACTTAAGTGTAATTATGTATAGTATTTTTAAAAGACTATATTATGCAATTAACGATTAGAGAATTATTTGAAGAATCTAAGAAATTAGATTTTGATTTTGTAAAAAGTAATGAACACTATTTAAAGTTCTTTTATCTTATGATGGGTAAAAAAACATGTAACTGTCCACGCAAACCAAGAGTTTTATCTGAAGAAGCTTTTAATGAAGCGTATAAATTATATTTAGATTTTAATAATACTCTTTCAGATGAATTTAAAAATAATTTAAAAATAAAGCTAAATACAGAAAATTTAAGTTTAAAAAACGAAGAAGGTTTAATAATTATTAATTTTTAATCTCCACCTTCACTACTACCAGGCTGAGTTGTACCACCATCACCAGATCCTCCAGTACCACAAGCTCCGCTATCTCCGCCTCCTTCATTTCCTCCTGGAACAGGACCTGGCCTTGGTCCAGGATTTACTGGTGGTCTAAAACCTGGTCGGGCTGGCGCGCTAATCTCTGGAATATTTGGATCATTAAAAGGATCTAGTATAACATCAATATTAGTCATCGTTTCTAGATTTGGATCGATGTCATATCCGACAGATTTACTATTAAATGAATTTAAGAATTTTAAAAAATTTAATTTCATGTTACATAATCAAAATTAATTGCATCTAGATACAATGGACTTGCAGGAGTATTATTTTTATAGTTAAATTCAGCTTTTAAAGTGACATCATCAAAAGTTGCACTAACTAGTATTTTTGTTTTGATATTAAAATTATACATACCTTGAAAATAACTTCTAACTTGTTGAAATCCACGAATATGTTTTAATCTAGCTACCTCATTAACTCTTGCTTGTAAGGCATTAACAACATTAGTGTTTGACATGCAATATATTGGAATAGTTTGAAGAGCAGTTTGATTAGTTCTGATTTTATTCAATAAAGTAAATGCATTGATCCTTAATTGATTATAAACTGCACTTTTTACCGTTGAATTATTAACGTAAGCTCCAAAGAATGCCGCCTCATCTGTGGCTTTAAAGGTAGATAAATCTTTAAGAGTTAAAGTTGGTTTCTTTGTTAAAGCATCAAAATCTCGATCTATTACCGAGAATATCATTTGTGCATCAGCCGCATAAATATCGCTTGTTCTTAATGCCATATACTTACTATTACACGAAAATTTTCTACATATATAAAAAATATATAATGGACCTGCTCGGGGTCGAACCGAGGTCTTCTAGATAATCTGAATTAAAATACTACAAGTTTAGTTTTTCTTATTTTTAACCTTTTATAGAAGAAAAACAGACATAATTGGCGATTTTATTTTGAATACTATACTTATAAAGAATAAAAAAACTTTATAAGCAAAGACATCTAAATACGCAATTATCCGTTAGATGCGTCGCGGTAATCACGCTGTAGAACTTAAGCTACAGAAACGGTCTCCTCGACTAGAGAAACTCTAGCAGAGATATGACCTTTGTATTTGGCTGTTTTGGCAGTTAATACTTTTAAGGCTTTTTAAAGAGACCCACCTAAACCTCTACCTGCATTTTAATTCTCAATACTAAAATCGAAACCAAATTCAGGCCCATTTCAAAGAACTTAAAGTATTATATATTACACTTTGACTTTTTTCAATACTTATATTATAATAACCATATGAAGTCAAACTGGGAATATGCGCTACAATTATTAGATCAAATTATAGAAAAAAATATTTATGATGATTTTAAAAAGAATAATGGTGAAAAGACTGGGGTGGATTGGAATATCCATCATCTAAATGTTTTAAAAAAAACAATACTGGAGATATATAATGCAAGATAATAACAATAATGAAAAACCAATTGAATGGGGGAATACACCTTATGGTAGAGCCACAGATTTCTCCCCTATTGTTCGAGTTTTACCAAAGATAAACAGAAACGCAACTTGTCCATTCTCTGGAAAAAAATTTAAAAAATGTTGCGGAATAAGTGGACAAGACTACTGTAATCGAGCAAAAGATAATCTTGAGAAATATTTGAACGATTTAAATAAAAAGAACACAACAATAGAAAAAATTAATCAGACAGCTCAAGATGATTAAAAATATTGATATAATCTTTGGTTTAGCTTGGGGAGATGAGGGGAAGGGGAAAATAAGTAATGCTATTAGCAAAAATTATGATATTGTTTGTCGCTGGAATGGCGGACCTAATGCTGGACATACAGTTTATTTAGGAGAGAAAAAATATAAAACACATATTATTCCATGCGGAGTTTTTCAAAACAAACTTAGTATTATTGGGCCTAATTGTGTTATTAATGTTGATAAATTTTTTGATGAAATAGAGTATTTAAATAAAGAAGGATTCAACACTTCTTTAATTAAAGTAAGTCCAAAAGCTCATATTATTACAGAAAAACATATAAATTATGATCTTGCTGTTTTAAAGAAAAAGCTTGGAACAACTGGTCAAGGCATTGCTCCCGCTTACGGAGATAAGATGTTAAGAGTCGGAAAGCTTGCAAGAGATTATATTGATAAAAATTATCTTTGGGATGGAGAACTTTATGGAGAAATTCTTTGTGAAGGAGCACAAAGTTTTTGGCTTGATATTAATTATGGAGACTATCCATATGTAACAAGTAGCGAAACTTTACCTTATTCCGCCTGCTCTTTAGGTTTTTCTCCTAAGAAGATTCGAGACATTATTGGCGTGGCAAAGATTTATGATACAAAAAGCGGAGTAGATCCGCTATTTCCAGAAAGCTTATGGGAAGACTCAGAATTAAATATGTTAATTGAAGCTGGTCAAGAATTTGGATCAACTACTGGAAGACGCAGAATTGCAAACTGGTTAAATCTAAATAAACTAATTGACGCAATTAAAATTTCTGGTGTCACTAAGTTAATTATTAATAAATGTGATATTCTTGAAAAAATACATACATATAAATTGTTTCAAAATAATAATCTATATAAATTTAATACATTACAAGCTATGCAATCCTTTATTAAAAATCAATTAAATCATGCCTTACAAGAACCAGTAGACATAATTTTTTCTGGAAACAAAGAATATATATAATTATAATATATTGTGAGGGTATTTTTTATATATTTATTCTATTACATTGGAGATATCATTAGCAGAACTACCATGAAGTGGTTTAATGGTATTGGGTATGGATTATATTCAAAATTAATGATTTGGAGTTCTAATTTAGATTCGACCGATATTCTTTGGAAACCAGTAAGAAAGAAAAAAAGATGATAACATTAAAAGATATATCAAATTTAAAACTTAGCAAAAAACAAAGACGCAAGCTTCTTGCAAAGGGCAAGTTAAGAGATCCTTTCGAGATATGGGTGGATCATCATAATCATAAACTTGAGATAATTAGAACTTGCAGTAGCTTAATTGGTGCAATCGTTTCTTCTATTGTTATGTTAAAAGTTTTTGGAGTATTATGATCTTTAAAAAGATATTAAATTTTCTTGATAAAACCGAACAATCTTTTCCTAAATATGGAAAGCTATACAAAATAAAAAATGAACCGCTTCCATTTAGATATATATTCGTTAGTGGAGACGATAAAAAAGGAATACATAGATTTAAGCATCATCAATTAAAAGAATATATATTTTATAACTTTGATGAAGTAGAAAGAGAAGCTAATCCAGAAGAATCTAGATTATATAATATAATAAAGGACTATATAGATGAACTTGCCAGAAAAGAAAATAACTCTTACCATAATTAATGGTTCTATAGGCGGGAAGAATGGAAATACTGGATCTCTTATCAATAAGATAAAGAAAAAAATCAATAAAATTGATTCGAATATAAAAATAAAGATTGTTCATCTTCATAAAGATTTTTATTGGCCCAAAGTAAGACATATTATTAAAGAAAGTGATGCGTTAATTTTTTGCACTGGAACATATTGGGATAGTTGGGGTTCAAATATGCAACAACTTTTCGAAAAGATGACTGAGATCGAAGGTAAAAAACATCTTCTTGGAAAACCAACTGGAGTAATTGTAACAATGCATTCTGTTGGAGGTAAAGAAGTAGCATCTAGAATGCAAGGAGTTCTTTGCTCAATGGGATGCGTTCTCCCACCGTTTTCTGCCTTTGCTTATAGTTACGCAGATCATGTCGCTCATCAATCACGATATCTTGGTAAAAAGCTACTAGATGATGTTTGGCATATTGAAGATTTGCAAGCATTTCTTTCTAATATTATTTCTTATACTAAAGGAGAGAAAGACTGGAAAGTTTGGGATTATCTTGATACAGAAGCTTATAATCCTACATCAGTTTGGTTAAAATAATTGGAACGATGGCTGAGTGGTCTAAAGCAGAAGTTTACTAAACTTCCGATGGTTTAATATCATCCGTAGGTTCGAATCCTACTCGTTCCGATGAGAAAGTCTAATCTCCACCTTCAGTACCACCACCACCACCAGGTTCTTCGATATTATTTCTTTTTCTAGCCACCAACTTTCCAATTCCTCCGCTTTTTATTACATTATCAGACCAAAGAACCACTTCTACTGGTGGATAACCAAAAATCCTTTCTATAGAAGATGGCCAATTATTGACAAAGTTTTTTTTACGATATAGTTTTAAATCATTTGTACCATTAGCCATAAAAGTTTCATTACCGCAAATAGGAGCATTTCCAGAAAAATATATATGTTTTAATTTAGGGCAATTTGCAAAAAGCGTACCTTCAAGAATGATTGAAGTTGAATTTGAAATCCCACTTAAAAAATAAACTTCCTGCAAATTGATACAATTAGCAAAAGCACTAGGGTCAATATTTATTATATTACTAAAAATAGTTACTAAGGAAAGATTGAAGCAAGAATCGAAAGCAGTGCCTCCAATACTTGTTACAGAGTTAGGTATTGTAATAGTAGTTAGATTTGTACATCCAGAGAACGCATTATCTCCAATAGCTGTTACGGAATTACCTAATATAACACTAGTGAGATTATAGCAAGCTGTAAAATTACCTATACTCGTTACAGAGTCTGGTATAATAATGCTAGTTATGTCTAAACAAAATTCAAAAGCATTTGCCGCAATACTTGTGACAGCTTTTCCATTATAAGTACTTGGTATAATAACGTCTCCTGCTCCAGCGCAAGATCCAGATGAGACTTCATATGTATCATCAACTTTAAGAGTAAAAACAAGAGCCATAAGTAAATTAATTTACACTTTTAATTTACTAACAGAAAAGAGCCAAATATATAAGGTGTAATAATATATATGAGCAACGAAAACGAAGCCCTTGCGATTTGCTCTGAATTTGCAGATGAATATGGCGTAGATATTGAAGACGGCGAAAGTATTGTAGTTTATATGAAAAGCGAATACATTAATGAACTGAAGAATATGTTAGAACGAAAAGCTTATAAATTAAAATCATTTAAAGTCTATGGAGACGAAGCTTTAGTAAATTTTATACCTCAAAATAATAGTTGATTTTTTTAGAAAAATATAGTATATATATAGAATGAACAGCCACTTTATATTAAAAATTATAAAATATTTATTTTCACCTAAGAAACTAGAAAGATCTAATAAACCTAAATACTGGTGGCGAGATTGGGATTGGCTCTAACTTTAAAAGTAAATTCTTAAAATATTTTTCTTTGAAGATTCGTTTTTATTAATTCTTCTATAGTAGAAACCTTTAGATCCATCAACTTCTTTAGTTATATAGCTTGCTTTAAAATTTTTATTAGAAAATATATAATCGATAGGTTCATAATAACTTTCCAATTTATTTAAAGTTAAATTTATTTCTTCTGCCCATATTTTTTCTGCTTTAGAAGCGTCCCTTTCATCAATTGAATATTTAGTTATACTATATAATTTATAATTTATAATTCCGTCTTTAATAGATAAAGATCTTCCTGATGAATTATTTGAAGAGTCATTAACATTTAAGCCTCGAATATATAATCCAAAATTATTATTCATATCAACCTTAATAATAAAATGGTCTATTTTTTTATCAGTAAATTTTTTATTAAAGTTTATATAAAAAAATGAATTTAAGTTAATTCCTGTCTCAATTAATACATATTTATATATTTCATTTTTAAAGTTATATAAGTTTAACTTTTTTATAATTTTCTTTAAAACATTAAACAATAGTGCTTTATCTTTTATGTTATTTAAATTAAATATATAATATTTTTTCTTATTTAAGATGCCATCTAAATTTACATGAAAACAATATTCTTCTTTAAAATCTTCTTTAGAGAAGGTTTTGCATACAATATCATCTGCGAAGTCTAAACCCGCGCAAGGATGATCAATATATTCGAAATCTTTAAACACATATAATTATATTTCCATGTATAAAAAAAACAAATATAAATCTTGATTTCTACTTGTAATTATCATATAATGACTATATGAATAAAATAAATAAAATTATCCTAAGTTTAGTATTAACTATCTCTGTTTCTATGGCAGATGTAGATTCAAGTAATAATGATTACGATGTATCAGATGGATTTCTAGCTACTGGCGATCTAGTCTTAGTTCGCCCAATTTCATCTGCTGCGACAATTGGTGCATTCGGAATTTTTGCTGTAGTAGCTCCATTTACAGAAATGGCTGGTTGTACGGAAGAAACCTATGAAGGCCTTGTCGAGAAGACTGGAAAGTTTTCTTTTGATCGTGATCTTGGCGATTTTAAAAAGTAACATTTGCTAACAAAAAAATCCCAAATATAATACCATATTTGCTAACAGGATTTTTGCAAATAAAGGCTATTTGCTAACTAAAAATTGCCAAATATATAAAAAGTCATATTTATGAATGAAAAAACGCCAAATAAAGGAGCTGGAAAAGGTGATTCGCCAAGAAATTGTTTTTCTGATAGGTTTAAAGAAAACTATGATAGTATTTCTTGGAAAGAGCAAGATCAAAAGTCATTGATTAAAAAAGAATTAAAAAAACAAAATGGTTCATCTACATATATTTACAAATGACAGATTTGAAAAGAGCCTTAGAGAATCGTGCAAGTTCTTCTTATATAGCGGAATACTCTGCCCCAAAGATTGAGCTTGCGAATCTTGATAAACTACAACAAGTTAGACATCTAAATCTCAATAAAAAAATAGAGACGAGGCTCCAAGAGATCAAAGCTGAATATGACGCTTTAGTTTCTCTCCACGAATGGAATAGCTTTGTGGATACTTTTGAGTGCAGAATAGAATGTATTATAGGTCAAGATTATTATTTATACGAAGCAGAAGAAGGTAGAAGATTCTTGTCTCTTATTGAACCAGAAAGATTTACAATGAAATATAAGTTCCACGGCACGACAAGGCTAAATAGTTTTGGATTCTTTGAAAAAGTAGATATTGACAAAATTGACAATGGTTAGTATATTTAGATAATGAGAAAAGGAGTATGCTGTATTGTCTTATCTCTAGAGGAACAAGATGTTCCAAAAAAGTTTAAGACAATGACATATAAAAGATTCTCTCAACTTCCTAGAGAAGAAGCATTGAGAGAGCTATCTTCTCGTATTCTCAACAATATGGATGTCACATATCACGCTATTAAATATTGTGCGGATAATGGACACGCATATAGATTATCTTCTGATTTGTTTCCTCTTATTACTTACGATAAGGCAAATGTATCGCTACAAGATTTACCAGACTATAATCTAATACTAGATCAATTCGATAAGATCAAATCTTTAATTCAATCTACGAATGTTAGAGTTTCTTGTCATCCCTCTGAATTTAATGTTCTTGCTAGTGACAATCAAAATGCAGTAGATAAAACAATCAAAGAATTAAATTTTTATGGTTGGTTTATGACGCAAATTGGTTGTCCACTAAACTATAACTCGCCTATGAATATGCACATACATAATTCCAAAGGTGATCTAAATGGTATAGTCAAAAAGTTTATGAGCAACTTTGATAAGCTATCAGAGGATGTTAAGACTAGATTAGTTATAGAAAACGATGACAAAGATTCTTGTTGGTCTATTAAAAAACTTATGAGACATTTTCATTCTGTCACAGCTATACCAATTACTTTTGATTATCTTCATCACAAGTGTCATCCAGATGGATTAACCGAGAAGCAAGCGTTTGAGTTAGCTTATTCTACTTGGAATACTACTCCATTGTTTCATTATTCAGAAAGTATTGAAGGACACAAGAATCCACGCAAACACGCTGACTACGCAACTCGCATACCAGATTCATACGGATTAAATGTAGATGTAGATTTTGAATTAAAAATGAAAGAAAAATCTTTTACCAAGTTATGAAACAAGATAAGTTAAAAACTTTATTTCCAGATCATAAAGAAATTTTTAATTATTTCCACATAGATTTTGAAACAGGGAAAATTTATGATAAAAAATTTTGGGACAAAGGACACCCAAAAGAAGTAGGCAGACCAACAACATCTAAGGGAAATTATAGAAGAATTAGTGTCACAAAGAATGGCAAATCTATTGATGTATTAGCCCACAGATTAATTTACTACGCTTATTATGGTGAATTACCGCCAAGTGTAGATCATAAAAAAGACATAAAAAATAAAGATGCTATTTCAAACTTAAGAGCATCTAATGGAAAATTAAATAGATTAAAAGAAGAAAAAATAAAAAGACGAAAAAAATCAAAAAGATCAAAAGTCTCAAAAAAATATGTAGGAATTATGAAAAGATATTCTTATTGGTGGCCTTTTTATAAAGGAAATTTTATTAGTGATAAAGGTTTTGTCACAGAAGAATTAGCGGTTGTTTGTAGAAATAACTTCTTATTAAAAGAATATGGAGATTACGCCAAAGAAAATATAATAAATATTGATGAAGAAATATTAGTTAAACACAATAAGCTACAAGAACTAGAAGAACAAAAAGAAAAATACATAGATAAACATAATTTTATCCGAATTAAAGAGCAGATTAAGAATGAAAAATAAATACTTAATTATTTCTGACATTCATCTTGGCGATAAAGATTGTAAGGCAGAAATCTTACTAAAGGTTTTAAAAAAACACAAGGCAAAAACAATTATAATTGCTGGTGATCTTTTTGACCACCACAACTTAAATCGTTTAAAAGGTAATCATTGGAAAGTATTATCTAAGTTAAGAAAATTATCTAAAAAACAAAAAGTAATTTACCTAATTGGCAACCATTGTTTTCTCAAAGCAGAGTTTATGAGTATTCTTCTCGGCTTCGATTGCAAGGATGAATATATCTTAGAATTGAAAGACCAAAAGATTCTTGTTGTTCACGGCGATATTTTTGATATTTATTTTACAAAATATAAATGGATAACAAATTTTATTGTAAGATTATATTACATATTCAGACATTATACTCCATTTGCTGATGATTTCTTTAGTATCTTTAAGAATAGAACAAATAATTTCATAGAGAAAAGCTGTGATATGAAAAGAAATGCTCTCAAATATATAGAAAATAATAACTATGATAAAGTAATTTGTGGTCATTCACATATAGCTGAATACTCGGATAAATATATTAATACTGGTAGTTTTTGTGAGGAGCGAGCTTCTTTTGTTGTTATAGATAATAAGAATAACATTGACTTAATAAAAATTTAAATTATAATAAGTAGTATGGGATTATTTAATTATGTCCGAGTAGAACAGGAACTTCCTCTTGATGCTACATTAAAAACGCTAAATCGTAATTGGCGAGACGAGGAATTTCAGACGAAAGAAATAGAAGAAAATTGTCTTTCTACTTATATTTTAAGAGATAATAAATTATATGAAGAAGTAATTGAAGGACATTACGAAGATAAGACAAAAGAAGAAATAGAAGCTGATAATAAAAAATATAATAATTGGATTAGGATTCCTTCTCTTTGGAAACAAAAGTGGGTAGTTGATAAAAAGTATGATAAGTTTCGTGACGATTATACTGGAACTTTTACTTTTGGTTGTGTTGTGAATGGTGATAATATTGATGCCACAGACTTTTATCCAGATTGGAAAGCTGTTGTAGTTAAAGGTGAGATAAAAGAACTTACAATCCTTCCAGAATATCAAAAATATCCTAGCAAAGATAGGATTGAATCTCAATTAAAATTAGAAGCAGAGATCAATCTTCACGAAAAGAAGATGCGTTGTCCAGTTTATAGAATTTATTTTAATTATTATGTTCGTTCTGTTGAAAAAACTGGCTGGACAATTCAAAAATATATTACTAAACTTATTAGAGTTTTAGATTGGATGAATTGGAAGGGTATTAGATTTTTTGTTAAAGTTTTAACTCCAAGATGAAAAAAAATTTCAGAGTAGTCACACATCTTTGGCCTACCGCAGATGAGATGGACAAAGAGTTTTTAATTGATTTAGAAAAACAATCTGTTTCTAGAAGAAAAACTAATCACACATATATTCCTCAAGTAAGTGGTGGTTGCAAATATCCTCAAATTAATTATAGCAGACACGGAAAAGTTATAAGACTATTATTACATAATGTTCTTTTTTATCACAAACATAGATATTTACCAGAAGAAATAGATCATATAGACTTTAATCCTTTAAATAATAGCATAGATAATTTAAGGCCATTAACGATGCCAGAGAATAGATATTATGGAGATAAAAGAAAATTTTTTAATGGAAAGAAAACATCTTCAAAGCATATTGGAGTCACCTTAGATAAGAAACAGGCGAAATTAAAAACAGGTAAAATTTGGAGAGCAAGAATCACAATTCCTAAAAATCATCCAGATTTTTTAAATAAAAAATCAAAAGAAATACATCTAGGCTTTTATAAGACCGAAGATGAAGCGGGTAGAATTGTAAATGAAAATATTATAAAATATAATTTACAACACATATTTAAATTAAATACTTTTGATTCGGAAAATGAAAAATAAATACTCTCATACTCTTGAAGTTAAAGAAAAAGATGGTTATTTGTATATTGAATTGCCAAATTCTTTGATAAAAAAGATGGGTTGGAAAATCGGTGATACGATAGATTGGCACGATAACAAAAACGGCACTTGGACTTTATTGAAAGTCGCAACTCCTTCTAAATCAAAAAAAAACAAAATTTGACATCGTGGCTTATCCAGTATAAACTGGAACTATGAAGCTACCTACAATTTATAAAAAGACAAAGGCTGGTAAAGTCCAAGAGTGGACTATCGAAGTTAAAGGAAATCAATACCGCACAATTTCTGGTCATACTGATGGTGAGAAAATTACAAATGAATGGACAGATTGTGATGTAAAAAATGCTGGTCGTGCTAACGCCACAACTCCAGAAGAACAAGCAATCAAAGAAGCAGAAGCAAAACGCAAAAAGAAATTGGAATCTGGTTATTTTGAATCTATAAAAGATATTAATAAAACTCAATTCTTTGAACCTATGCTTGCCCATAAATACGGAGATTACGATATTAATTTTCCTGTTTATTCTCAACCTAAACTAGATGGTATTCGTTGTATAGTCACAAAAGATGGTATGTTTTCTCGTAATGGTAAGAAAATAATTTCTGCTCCTCATATCCGAGAAAATCTAGAAGGATTCTTCAAAAAATATCCTAACGCTATTCTAGATGGAGAACTATATTGTGATAAGTTAGCAAACGATTTTAATAAAATTTGTTCGCTAGTAAAGAGAACGAAACCTACTGATGAAGAACTAGAAGAAAGTGCAGAAACTATTGAATATTGGGTTTATGATGCACCTAAAATCGGTATAGCTTCTCAGACCGATTCATTTTATGAAAGATATGAACTTGTATTAGATGCTCTTAAAAAGAGTAATCAATATAAAAAGATCAAAGTTGTCACTACATTAAAAATTAACAAACAAGAAGAACTTGATGAAGCCTACGAATTATATATGGAGCAAGGCTATGAAGGTCAAATGGTTAGATTAAATCGTCCTTATGAAAATAAGCGTAGTAAGAATCTTCTTAAAAGAAAAGATTTTATGGACGAAGAATTTATAATCCAAGAAGTTGTTGAAGGTGAGGGCAATAGAAAAGGAACTGCTGGTTATATGGTTTTCAAAAATAAACACGGCAGAAACTTTAAGAGCAATATCAAAGGTGATTTTGATTATCTAGCCAAACTTCTTAAAGATAAAAATAAACTTGTTGGCAAAAAAGCTACCATAAAGTTTTTTAATTATACGCCCGATGATGTGCCAAGATTTCCTTATGTGATTGCTATTGATAGAGATAGCTACGAATAAAATATAATTTGACACACATTTAAAATTAATTTAAATTCAATATATGAAATTAATCGAAAAACCCATCAATGTTGTAGAGTCCGATAGTTTTGAGTCCGTAAGTTTTGGAATCAAACAATCTGGACTTCCTTATATCTTTAACATCCTTCGCAATCAGTTGTATTCCAACAAGCCTCTCGCAGTTTTGCGTGAGATCGCTTGTAATGCACAAGACGCTAATATCGAAGCAAATAGCAAGCGTTCTATCGAAGTTAAACTTCCTACAAAGCTCGACCCTACTTTGACTATCAGAGATTTTGGTAATGGTCTTTCTGCTGATGATATTAAGAATCTTTATTGTTTTTATGGTGAATCCACAAAGCGTAATAATAATTCCGCTATTGGCTATTATGGCATTGGTAAGTTTGCACCATTCAGCTATGGTGATAATTTTGTTTTGATTTCTTATCACGCTGGTAAGAAAACCACTTACAACGCTTTTATTGACGAGACTAAAATCGGTAAGATTGTAAAGCTCAAAGAAGAAAAATCTTCCGAGCCTTCTGGCGTTATGATTTCTGTTCCGATTCGTGAAGATGATACTCAAACCTTTTTGAATACTGCGATTAATTTATTCAAACACTTTAAGAATAAGCCAGTTATCAAAGGTGCAACTAAAGACGAACTAGCAAAAGTTTATGATCGTAAGCCTGTATTTGAAGGCAAATCTTGGCGTTATTATGCCGAAAAAGGTGATTATTATAGTCGCTCTAACTCTGTCGCAGTAATGGGCGTTGGATACTCTATTGATACTAGTGATGTAGATTTCAAAGATGATGACTTGGAAAGTCTTTGCAATCAAGGTTTTGAAGTAGATTTTGAGCTAGGTGAACTAGATATTACTGCAAGCCGTGAGAGTCTTGAATATACTGACAAGACCAAGAAAGCTATCAAAGCTAAATTCAAGAAAGTAAAACAAGAGATTGCAGAATCAATCTCAAATCAATTTAAAGCATCTGACAATATTTTTGATGTTAAGTGTTTGTTCCAAGAAGTATTTGGAACTCACGGCAGTTTAGGCTATATTGTTCGTAGCTCTTTGAACAATAAGATTCAATGGAATGGTAAAGTTATCAACGATCATATTATTCCGTTCAATAAAACTATCATAGACAAAGTGTGTGCTGGTGAAGTTGTAGTGAGATTTTATCAGAAGTCTCGCAGAAGCACAAAACTCGTTTCAGAAGCGGAAGATTCTAGAATCATTTGTGAGAAGTCTCACAAGATTCTAATTAATGATACTGGTTCTACGCAAGGTGTGACTTTCAGATTAGCAACGCTCTGGAATCAATTAGGTGATGAGATTGATGGTGCTTATGTTATCACACCTAAAACTGATGCCGATAAAAACATATTTGATAAGCAACTCGGTCTTGTAGAAAAGAATTACCTTAAACTTTCTGATTACGAAAAGATTAGTATTCAGCAAGTTAGCTCTGGTTCTTCATCAGTAGCACCAAAGAATCCGAAACATTCTTCTCAAATCTTTAAGTTTAAGCGTGATGATGCTCGTAATTGGGGAACTAAATCCTCTCATTGGGAAACTATGAGCATTGATCTTGCTAATGACAAAGCTATCTATGTGGAACTTAATACATTCCAAGCAGTAGCAAAGAATGGAACAACTTTAATTGGTAATGGTTCTTTCAAGGACACACTAGAAAAGTATGAGGAGCTTACTGGCGAAAAGATTACAGAAATCTATGGAATTAAATCCAAGACTTTTGAAAGCAAAAAGAAAGTAATTTCGAAGAATAAAAATCTTGTTAATCTATGGGAGTATATGGAGGAGCATCTTCGTGAGGAGTTTGATAAAACTGCTCAACTCGTTATAGATTCAAAGCATTGGCAAAATCATATTAAAGAAGATGATGGTGATGAGTTTTCTGATCTTGCAGAAAGAATTAATAAACATAGCTCTATCACTAAAAATAATAGTGAGTTTGCTCAATACTTGAGTGCGGTTATGTTCTATAAAAAATCTAACTTTAAGAAAGTAAATGAAGTTTTGGAGTTTTTGAAAAATGCAGAGTTTGATATTAAATTCAAAGATGTCCAGCCAACTTATGATTTACAAAAACTCATTAAAGCTGTGAAAGAAAAGTATTCTATGTTGAATATCTTTCTGCCTTGTGTTAATGTTTGGCAAATTGATTCAAAAGCTAAAATTGAAAAGATTGCCGAATATATAAATCTTATTGACAAAAACTAAAAAAGGAGTAAAACTATAAATATGAAGATACCATATATATTAACTGATCGTAGTCTTACTATCGTTCTTAACGATGAGCCAAAGACTATTACTAGCGAAAAT